CCTGGAAATTCCTTGTAATATTTTTTAATTATTTTTGATACAGAAGGATAATCACTTTTACCATTCATATGATATATGTGATCCTCCTCAATAAATGTCAAATTTAATTCTTCTTGTCTTTTAGCAATAATATCTCTAATATCTTTTGCAACCTCATGTAAATTCATTTTACTTAATTTTAATATAATATTTATCAATATCCCCCCTTAACTCACAAACATCTTTGTCATAAGGTAATTTAACCATCTTTATTCTATCATATAAATTTCCCCCATTTAACTCATTATATAATCTTAATGAATCCTTATAAGCATCCCCATCCAGACAAAGAATAATATCCTTCTCTGCCTTTTCATACAATAAAGTAAATAACTTATTACTAAGATGCTTGCCCAATAATGGAATTGGATTGGGTAGAAATATACTATCAAAAACCCCTTCAGTCAAATATATATCTTCTGACCAATTAATTAAATGTTCATTAAATATAATCTCATCTTTTGGGGCATTGGCATTCTTATATTTAATCTTTCTCTTAACCCATGATCTCCCCAAGAAATAATTTAATACCCCACCCTTATCATACGATGGAATTATTATTCTATAAGCAAAATCCCCTTTTACAGTATAACCAATGTTATATTTTTTTATCATATCATCTGTTATTCCCCTATCAAGCAAATAATTGTATGCTTCTTTCCTAGGGATATGCAATGGATGAGAATCTTCAAAGGTAACAAACCCCTCTGGTAATCTTAATTTTGGATAAAAAATATCATTAACCTTTAAGTTCTCAGGTTTAACCAAATCATATAATCTCTTTTGCTTCTTTGTGCCAAATACATCAAATAACTTGCCAAGTGGACCATGTGTCTTTTCAGAATCATCACCACAGCTCCAACAATGATATAAATGTTTTAATAGTGATACTTCAAGATTGCCTTTATTCTCCCCTTCATCGCAAAGGGGGCAATTATATGTGTATTGGTGTTTTGTGGTAAATGATTTGACTGGTTCACCAATCACATCACTTATCAAACCCAATATAACTTCTATTTCTTTATCTTGATTCTCCATTTCGCAAATATATGTAAGAATTTGCGAATTACCAAATGTTTTTCATCTTCATATATCCAAGGACTGCTGTATAAGCATCAGTTTGGTCAAAATTTTCTTTTTTCAAATTTCCCTTCTTGTCGTAATGCCAAGTGATTTGGGGTTCTTTCACTGCAACCAAATCCAATATTAATTTTTTCTTATCCATTGATTTGTCCAACCCCCCAAACAAAACTTCTTTACCGTTTTTATTCTTTTGAGTTAATTCTGGATAAGCAAACTTTCTTGCATTGTATGTTGAAATAAATTCTGGCATAATATTCAATACATCAAAAACTTCTTTACAAACTAATGTATTAAACCTCATTAATATACCAACAGTATTTACATTGTTTGAAGTTAATAATGGTTCTTCTATAATTACTTTTGTTATTCCAAGATTTTTATAATCTTCCAATTTTAATTTGAATAAAGTTGACTTAACAATAAGTTCTTCTATCTTTGAATTCATTTCTGATTTTGGAATTGGCGACAAATGTGTTAATTCCAATAATTTTTCAGAATTAGTATCAAACAAAGCAATTCCAATTGTCTTTGTTGACACATCAAGTCCCAATACTTTGGGCGAATTAATATCTATTTTATTTACCATTAAAAATCTAAACTTATGTTAAATTGTTGATCCCCCAAAACTCTCTCAATAGGTGAACTTAATTTTGATATAACCATAAGTTCTTTGTTGGAATTGTAAAGTCCAATTTCAGTAATATACTTATTCTTACCAGTTACATAAGTTGGATTTGTTGTTGTTGAAAATTGTGTTATAACAAGATTAACAGCATATTTCATTTCATATATTGTTGCCACAATTCCAGTTTGAATGTTTCCATAAAAATAATATTCATCCCCAAAATTTAACTTTGTTGGTTGACTATTTAAAGGAACATCAATGAATTTTGCCAAATCATATATTGTTGCAGCTGTGTAATTTGATTCTGTAATAACAAATGTTGTTTTAGTTAAACCTGATTCTGGGATATATCCATTTATTTTTGTTGAAGCAATCTGGCTTGTAAAATCAATTATTCTCCATTGGTTTGGTTCTGGCAAACTATTTGTATTTGTTCTTTGTGCCAAAATTTTAATTTCATTTGCTGAAAAACCTGACAAACTATTATTTGTATATAAAAATGGAAATTCTTCCCCAAATTTAACCGCAACATTCTGAGCTGTTATTGTACAACCAGTATCAGGACCAACAATATTTTGATAATAATTGCAATGTAATGAATTTGTAAACCCTGTTGAATCCAAACGATATGTAACCCATAAAGTTTTTCCATCCCCAGTCAAAACACCAATATCATTTGATGTATCTGTATCAAATAAATTTGGTGTTATTAAACTAACTTCTGGTGCAGGTAATGTCCAATTCCTATTTGATTTATATGACAATGCCGCAACCAATTCATCATCATCAATAACCACAATTTTACTATCAGGAAAAACCCTTCCTACTCTATTTAACTCATTTTTTGAATTTTCATTTGTATCCCATAAATTAAAGAAACGAATGCCCGGCTGATTCATATCAGAATTCTTTGTTGATTTGATATAATATGGAATAGATTTACCTGGTTCATTTGGGGGATCAATATAAAAACTTTGCCCAATACTTGAACCATCAGACTTATGCCACATCAATGTTGGAATTGTTAATTTAAATTTTCTTGCCAAATCATTAGTATCCTTTGGGTCAGCAACATCAAATGGCATTGTTGCAAATTTTTCCCCATAAACATTATCAATAGATTGATTTGTATAATGAATTACTGCAACTGCTTTTTGATTTTTTGATTCAACAATAATTTTATTCAATCTTGAATCATAATAATAAACTGCACCATTATCACTTGATAATGTTTGCCCAGAATTTGAATACAAATATTCTTTTGTTCCCAAATATGATTGTGATCCATATTTTGTATAATCCTCATAAGTATCCCCTGTTATTCCTGCCACAGTTTGCGACCAAGGAATATTCATATTCCAAACTCTTGTATCTACTGTTGCTGATGTATCACAAATCGTTTCATAATTAAAAACATCATTTGACCAATTTGGCATTGGTGTAACACTATCATATAACGCAGTCATCCCTGATGGATAAATTAAACATCTTGCTATCTCACCTCCACTTGTCTTTGCTGAATATATTGGTAGGTTTCTATCCAATCCAACAATATAATTACTACCACTTATTGTTGATGCACTAATCTTATAAGTCAATATTGGAAAAGAATTTCTTATGCTACCACAATCCCCAACACCATCTAAAATAATGGTAAGAAAATCACCAACTTTTGGAACACCAGTTGTTGCTGAACATGTATTTGCTGATAACAATAAACTTGTTTGACCAGTTATTGTTGGCATACTTGCAATATAATTTGATGAAACCGTATATGCTGATGTTGTCTGGGCTGAATATGTTGTAACTCCACTAACAAAAAATCCCTTATCTGTTGCCAAATTATAAAATTCCTTTATTGTTGACTCATTAAATGGAATTCCATATGTTGTACCAATTGCACCATTTAGAAAGTAGGGATATTTTACATTTTGTTTGTTAACATTATACCCACCAGCATTATCATTATGCTCGCAAAAAGCTGGCATTAATACATTATTATTTGTAATATTATCTCCAATATAATCAATCTCACTATCTCCAACTTGGAAATAAGAAATATTGAACAACCCCTTTGATATTGCCTTCCTACCAACATCAGTTATTCTTGTAATTATTTTTCCAGATGTATTTTTTAAAATATAACTCATTATCTTTTATATATAATTATTTAATATGTGAATTTATTCCAACATAATTTTGAGAATTAAATATTATCTCACAACATCTGCAAGTATTTATCTTGGCTGAATCAATTCTTATTGTATTTTTTTGTTCCACCTTTGTTGAGCAACCATTTGAATCCACTTGATAACCATTATTATTTATAATGGATGTTGTTGTCCCTGTTAATGTATCTCCACTAATTATTGTTGTTGAATAAGTTAATGCTGAATATGTGGTATTAATCAAATTTGGCGAACAATATGGTCTGTTTGTTGCCAATGAATTTGATATTATGTTTGGAGTTAACAAAGAATTATTTTTATAAACTGAAATAATATTGTTTGTACTTGCTGAACCTGGTTGGTATAATGAAGTTTCAAGATTTGCATTCATTGTTAATGTTAATACATGTCCAGCCTTTAACTCTGGATTAATATTTAATTTCCATGTTGTTTGAATTGTATCATCTGATATAAATTGCTCTGAAATATTTGATAAATTAATTTCATATCTTGATAATTCATTTTCTGAAGAAACATTTGAAACAATTGAAGCTACACCACCTGTTTGACCTGAAACATATAAATTATATTGGCCTTCACAAATACCCTTAAAAATTGGTGAACTTGAATATGTTTGACCATTATTTATTGAATATACATAAGGCTTAATGCCCCCTAAAGATGATGCCACAATAACACCATCACAATTTCCAACACAACTATTGTTTGTTATTTTTGACCTTAATAAAATGGGTGAATATCCATCACATTCACCATATGTAACCAAAACATCATTCTTTGGTGCAACACCCCTTATTTTCCAATCACTTGTTGGTATATCACTTGAATTTACACTTCTTAATGCTGTATTTGTAACTCCTGTCCAATTTAAAACTTCCCAATATTTATTACTTAAATTCCAAATTATTGTCATTGAACTTCCTGTTGAATGCCAATAATTTTTGCCATTTGTTATTCCACTATATTGAAAATTATATGGACCTATAATATCATTCTCAAAATAAACATTCAAACACAAATCATTAATTGCCATATATTAATCTTTTTTTAATCTAACAGAATAAAATGAATTCAACCCAACATTTTCAATATAACTCATTGATAATTCATTATATGAAAACAATCCAATATAATTTTTATTTGCAAAACCAGTATTGGTAGTTGTCCAATAATATCCATTAATTTTATTATTTATGAAATTATTATTTATCAAACCACCACCACCAACCAATGAGAAATTATATAAGTCTTCTGCACCCAAATTTGGTTCAAACCATAAATTGCGTTCTTTTAATTTACCACCACCACTCACACCATTAATTTCTGATGCCAAAAATATATTATCCCACTCAGTTTTTGTTGGTATATGGTATCCATTTGGTGCCAAATTTCTTGCATCTGTAATAGCAGCATAATTATATAGATAACCATAAATATCCCCAAGCCCTGAATTGAAATTATAATAGGTATATGCTGGTCCTGAAATATTATTTAAGTCTGTTGTTGATGCAACAAATGGTATATCTGTCCCATCTCTAAATGTTGTTACTTTCAAATTTTCTATTGCCCAAGTACCACCAGATGCTGTAACAATATCTAAACATTTTGTTCTCCCTGTAACAACACCTAAATCACTAATTGAATGGCAAAAATTATTATATTTTAATTTCCTATAACTTGTATCCCCTGATGGCCAAATATTAATTCCAGCCTCACATTTTGATTTTGAATCTGCACTACTTGACCCCCTATATAATGTACTATTTAATTCACCAAATGTATTACCTCTTGCATATACAAAAAAGGTAAGACTTAATGTGCTTGATGAACATATATAATCACAAGTTGTGTTACCAGTATCATTTAAAAAATTACGAAACGGGAAAAATCTTGTACAATAAGTTGGTTCAACTGGATCCTCAATAATTTTTGTTAAACTAATGCTCTGACCAGAATCTGGATTATTAACCAATATAATATAATCTCCAGATGCCAGACCTGTTAATATATTTCCTGTATTTAATTTACCATTAACATTTATAATATACCCACCTAACCCACCTGATACTAATATTTCAAGCGACCCATCCTTTCTACCAATACCAGATGTTTTTTTAACATTCACATCAACGCTTAATGGGTATATTGTAATAATATCTTCTGCCATATATAATATATTTAACTCAAATTATTTAAACAATTCACACAATCAATGAATGTTCCCCCATTTGTATCAAAATAATTTCCCGTATATGTGAAATAATTTATATTACCAACTGGAGTATATGATTTATCAAATGCACCCAAATATGTCCAACAATTATTATCAGAATCCTTAATAACAAAACCAATAGGAATACCAATTCCAATATTCTGAATTAATTGTGAATTAATTGTATTTCCATCCAAAGGAATGCAACTCTCAAATACATGTAAAAGATTTGATGTTGGAGATGGTGTTAATGTAATACTTGGTGTAATTGTTACGCTTGGGGTCATTGTCATAGTTGGTGTTGGTGTTGGTGTTATTGCACAACTTGAACACGTTGTTCCAGTATAAACATTCAATATTGTTTGAATGCTAATATTTGAACTACCAGTAGATTCATTCCTATCATATGTGAAGCACCTCTGGACACCATTGTTTGATGTTCTGATAATGTCCCCCACTTTAATTGGAACCCCACTTAAAATCAAATCTTGTGTTGTATACACTTCCTCATTTGTATTACAATCAACCAATACCCTAACACCTTTAAAACTAAACACTCTACTCATCATCTCATAATTCAAACTTCCACCAATCAATCTATCATTTGTTGCTGTTACAGAAGGGGTCATTGATGGGGTAGAACTTGGATATGCATAAGTATATGCTGACATCCCCACATTAACTGCCAATCCCCCAGTTGAAGATGGTGTTATTGTCATTGTTGGGGTTATAGTTGGAGTTGGGGTAATAGTTGGGGTTGGAGTTGTTGAAGCAGATAACTCACAATTAAAATATGCAGAAAAATCAACAATATCACAAGATGCTGGGCTTGGGGTTGGTGTTGGACAATTTCCACTAAACACAATACCCTCATATAAATCAGGATTAAGTTCCCCATAACAAGGTGATTTACCAGTTAATAAACAAGAACCACCCAAAGAACCACTTAAACACCATTGTTCCAAATCTGTATTAAAATAAATGACACCACTTGTTTCACCAGTATAATAAACATAATCATCATATAAAACATCAGCAACAGAAAAATTACCAACATTTGTACCCAAAATAGAATAAGTTGGCGATACACAAAAATCTTGTATGGCATCACCTGGGGATACACCGGGGTTAAAAGGCACTTGGAATACCTCAACCACTTCTGGCTCAACAACCTCTTCAACTTCCTCAATTATTTCATGCACAAAAACCTCTTGAATTTCCTCAATTACTTCAGGTTCAACAATCTCTTCAACTTCCTCAATTATTTTATACACAAAAATCTCTTGAACTTCCTCAATCACTTCTGGCTCAACAACCTCTTGAACTTCCTCAACCACTTCTGGTTCAATAATCTCTTCAACCTCCTCAATTATTTTATGCACAAAAACCTCTTGAATTTCCTCAATCACTTCTGGACACTGCCTCTGTTGAACAAATAATGTACCATCTGAATCAAACAAATCACCAATTTCAGCATATTCAATAACACTTGCAAATCCACTAAAATAAATGCCATCTATACTAAAAACATCCCCTACATTTGGATTTACAGCCTTCAAATTAAATCTAAACTTATAATCCCCCGCACAATCTTTGAATAAAGTTACCCCCATATTAAATTAGTTGTTTGAAACATTTACCACACTTGTTATTAATCTATTATTATTATCAATAATCTTAACAAGGTATTGGATATTATTATCTATTGGTTTTGGTAAATCAAAAGAATATGTGGTTCCAGAAATGGTATTTATATAAATACAATCATTTATAGATGGTTGACAAATATAAATATCATAAGGGCTTTGCCCAGTTATACCAAAAATGTTAACACTTATATTTGTCATGTAAAATAGTATTTAAGATATAAATATTAAGTAATGTATAATATCCATATAAAAATATAAATTAAAATTAATAATTTTACATATTAAAATATTGATTTGTATGAAAATTATATTATTTTAAAAATAAAAAAATAAAAAAATGAAAGAAAAATTATTATTTGTAACACCGCATTTATCAACTGGGGGTTTACCGCAATATCTTCTCAAACAAATTGAAGAATTTCTTCCTGTATATAATATTTATGTCATTGAAATAGCAAATGTAAGCGGTGATTATGTTGTACAAAAGAATAAGATTAAAGAACTTGTAAATGTTATTACACTTGGGGATGATAAATCTGAAATATTAACACACATAAATAACATTAGTCCTGACATTATTCATTTTCAAGAAGTACCTGAATTCAATTTGTCAGATGATATCCTTTTCAAGATATTTCAACGTGACCAAGGTTATAAGATATTTGTCACCACACATGGATCATGGACAAATCCAAATGATATAAAATTTCATCCAGATAAATATATCTTAGTATCAGAATGGAGCAAGAAGCAATTTGTAAAAACAGGAGTTCCATTAACCATATGGGAATACCACATTCCAAAGAAAATACCAAAGAAAAAGCAAAAACAAGAACTCCTTGGATTTGACCCCTCTTATAAACATGTCCTACATGTTGGATTATTTACACAAGGTAAAAACCAAAAGGAAATAATTGAAGTCGCTAGATTGTGCCAAGATGAGAAAATAATATTTCATTTTGTTGGAAATATGGCTGGAAACTTCTATGAATATTGGAAACCAATATTGGATGATTTACCAAAGAATTGCGTTATACACGGGGAACAAGAAAACCCATTGAATTATTATGAAGCGTCTGATTTATTCTATTTCCCATCAATATATGAATTGAATCCCTTATCATTAAAAGAAGCATCATCCTTTGGTCTTAAAATTATAACAAAAAACTTACATACATATGAAAATTATTATGATAATAAGGCAGTATATTCCACAGATAACCCAGAAGAGAATAAGAAATTATTAATCAATCTATTGAATGAAGATAAAAAAAGAAATGAAGATGAAGTAACCATTGTATTGGCTCACACAAATAACTTATTTAGAAAAAATATGCTAAAAAGATGTTTGTCAACCATCAATACAGAAATCATATTATCATGCAATAAACCAGTTGATGAAGAAACCCAATCATTATGTGATTATGTATTATATTCAAAAGATAATCAATTATTGGATAAAGATGAATATGAAGAACATAATGTTATATTTGAATATTGGAAGATAAATGCAAAAGGGGAAAAAACAAGTACTTCAATGCCTTTTGAACATAGTTTTGGAGTTTATAACTTAATAAAGCAGGGTGTCAACTTTGCAGATAAATTAAACAAAAAGAAAATACATATTGTAAATTATGATACATTAATATATTCTGACACATTAAATGATAATTATAAACAGCTTAATTCAAAGGATTTAATTTTATATTACAATAATAACATAGATAAAAATGATGGATATAAAACCAATTTCTTTTCTGGCAACATAACCCCATTATTGGAGTTATTTAACTATTACAAAACAAAATTAATATTTTATATCAACTTCAAGAAGTTTGAGGAAAAAATGTATGATTTAATCAAAGATTATAAGTTTAATGTTGTTGAAAAATGCTTAACTGATAAAGTAACAACAGACTTGGAAGGTGTTCATAACCAATTTTCAAGTTTTGACATATATGAATTAAAAACAACTGATATTGAACCAAATATTAATATTAATTTTATTGATGGTCCATTTGTTGAAATAACTGGTGGTCCAAACATAAGATATGATATTACATTCAAAAATAAAAAAACAAACAAAATTGAATACAAATCAAATATTGGGAGAAACAATTGGACAAAATCATCCATAAAATATTTTGTTGATTGGGAAATCACTGTTAGCAACCAAAAAGGGAAACATGTCTTTAATATGGATTTAACCAATAAAAGGGTTTATATTGCCATTGATTCAAAATCTCTTGGTGATTCCGTTGCATGGATGCCTTACATTGATGAATTCTCAAAAAAACATAATTGCAAGGTTGTTGCATCAACCTTCTGGAATAACTTCTTTGAAAAAACATATCCAAACATTGAGTTCATTATACCTGGTCAAGTTGCCCAAAATATACATGCAAAATATACCCTTGGTTGGTTCTATAATAATCAAATGGAACCAATATTACCAAATATAATACCATTACAAATGACAGCAACAAATATCCTTGGCCTAGATTATACCGAAATAAAACCAACCATTGATTTCATACCAAAGAAAAGACCCATAAAAGAAAAATACATAACAATTGCAACCCACTCCACATCAGCCTTAAAATTCTGGCTATACCCAAATGGATGGGATGAACTAACAGAATTTTTAAATAGCAAAGGATATACCGTTATAAACATTTCAAAAGAAGGAAATAATATCAAAAATGCCATAACTCCAAACAATTATGACATAAATAACATTATGAATTATATTCACCATTCTGAAATATTCATTGGTCTGGGAAGTGGCTTGAGTTGGTTAAGTTGGGCAATTAATAAACATGTGGTTATGATTAACAATTTCACTGATTTAAATCATGAATTCACAACAAATACAACAAGAATATATAATCATAATGTATGCAACTCTTGTTGGACAAACCCAAACTTCAAATTTGATAAAGGAGATTGGAACTGGTGCCCAATACATAAAGGAACATCCAGACAACACGAATGCCAAAAAAGTATAACACCCGAAGATGTTATACTTAATTTGAAACAGCATACAAATTTAAATATTTGATATAACAAAATCCATATCAAACATTTCATCCAATGTGCTATACGGACACTCATGTACATTAAAATCAAACTGATAGTCAAACAAGTATGAACCAATTAATTGGTTCTTGTTTTTGGGCTGATTTGCAACAATATTATTGTGCAAGTCATACCCAAAAACCTTGGGTGATGTTCCAATCCAAAACACAGTTGACCGCAAATTAATAGCAACTGCCGCATGTTGCAAAGAAGAATCTATTAAAAATCTCTTGGACGAAACTGTCAATATACTAAACAACTCCATATTAGATAACTTAACATCAAGCCTCTCTGTATCATTCAAAACATAACCACCTTTCCTTGTTATATGGAATATATGGTGGCTGTCCTTGTACTTGTCAACAATCAATTGTGCAATATCTTGTGGCATATCCCTACACCAAGAATATATATTCTTTGATTCTAAATCACCACCAGATGTTTGTAATACCACCACTGGTTTATCCCTAAACCATTTCTTTGCATTAACCTTCTCTGCGTAATTTGGGAAAAGTTGGGGTATCTGATTGCTATACTCTATATTAAGCAAATCACACCAGTTACTTACCAGATGCTTCTCCTTATGTATATGACCCGTTTGATGATACGGCTCATGTCTAAAAACAAGAGTATCCTTGTTCTCTACAAAATCCTGGTAAAAGTAGGGGCAATTACCTAATGGATACACCCTATCAACATAAGGATTATTTAGAAAAACTTCAGGATATGATACAACCATTATAAGTTGTCTATCTGGATAAATTTCTTTTATTGTCTTTGGTAATGATGTAGCTGCAACATTCTTTCCTAATCCACCTTGAATGTGCCATACTAAAATTTTTTCTGTTGTTAAATCCATTAATTTTTTATTTATAGGTTTTATAATTATAAGACGCAATCTACTATTGTGTATGATGATTTTTAAAACATTTATAAAATAATGTCTCTTATTATTAAAATATCTCCATCATATTCTTCTGTACAAGATCCTGATGGAGTTCCTCCAAAAGCAAGCCCTACGCTTTGTGTTCCTGCTCCTGCTAAAGAACACCTTGCTATTAATAATGCTCCGCGTGATGACCAAGATGTGCCATTATATTCTTCTGTACAAGATTTTGGAGAATAACTAGCAGCACCACCAAAAGCAAGTCCTGCATTCTGTGAGCCTGCTCCTGCTAAAGAACCCCTTCCTTCTATCAATGCACCTCCTGTTGTCCAAGTTGTGCCATTGTATTCTTCTGTATAAGATGTTGGTCCATAACCACCACCTCCTAATGCAAGTCCTGCATTTTGTGTTCCTACTCCTGCTAAAGAACTCCTTGCTTCTATCAATGCACCGCCTGATGACCACGATATACCATCATATTCTTCTGTACAAGATATTGGAGAATAACCACCGCCCCCCATAGCAAGTCCTGCATTCTGTGTTCCTACTCCTGCTAAAGAACTCCTTGCTTCTATCAATGCACCCCCTGCTGACCAAGCCGTACCATTATATTCTTCGGTACATGAACCTGAATAACTACCACCAAAAGCAAGTCCTGCGTTTTCTGTTCCTGCTCCTGCTAAAAAATGTCTTGCTGTTATTAATGCACCCCCTGCTGACCAACTTGTGCCATTATATTCTTCTGTACATGATAAACCTTCATTACAATATCCTCCAAAAGCAAGTCCTTCATTCTGTGTTCCTGCTCCTGCTAAACCAAGTCTTGCTGTTATCAATGCACCTCCTGCAGACCAGGATCCTAAAAAAGTGCAATATGATGCCATTGATTTCAAATTTGTTGTATCAAACCATAAACATACAGTATCAGTGCATATTACTGCTGGTCTATTTGCAACTCCTATTATTTCTGTACTTTGTAATTTTGCCATATTATCGTATTGAATCTACTATTGTTATTGTTTTAGTGTACTCTTCTGTACAAGAAACTCCATTATTCATATACCCACCTATAGCAAGTCCTGCGCTTTGTGTTCCTGCACCTGCTAGTGTGTGCCTTGCTACTATCATTGCCCCACCTACTGACCAAGATGCGCCATCATATTCTTCTGTACAAGAAACACCAGTATTTGTTACTATGCCTCCTATAAAAAGTCCTTCATTCTGTGTTCCTGTCCCTGTACCTTCTCTTCCTATTATCAATGCACCACCTGTTAACCAAGTTGTGCCGTTGTATTCTTCAGTGCAATCACCATTTGGAAATGTTCCCCCAAAAGCAAGTCCTGCATTCTGTGTTCCTGCTCCTGCTAAATTATGTCTTGAACTAATCAATGCGCCACCTGTTGACCAAGATGTACCATTGTACTCTTCAGTGCAGGTACTACTATTATTTACAAAACCTCCAAATGCAAGTCCTGCGTCCTGTGTACCTGCACTTGCTGGTCCAAACCTCGCTATTATCAATGCTCCGCCTGCTAACCAAGATGTCCCATCGTATTCTTCTGTACAAGAAAGAGCGCCCGGATTACGGCCTCCAAACACAAGTCCTACACTCTGTGTCCCTGCTCCTCCTAACCGATATCTTGCTATTGATAATGCTCCGCCTGCTGACCATGATGTACCATCGTATTCTTCCGTGCAAGAAAGAATACTACCATTATACCCGCCTATAGCAAGTCCTGCATTCTGCGTCCCTGCTCCTGCTAAATAACCTCTTGCTGTTATCAATGCATTCCCTGCCGACCAGGATCCTGAAAAACCGGAATATGAGAAAACTAACTGTTTAATTGTTGTATTAAACCATAAACATACAGTATCAGCGCATATTACTGCTGGTCTATTTGCAACTCCTATTATTTCTGTACTTTGTAATTTTGCCATATTATCGTATTGAATCTATTATTGCGATTGTTTTAATGTATTCTTCTGTACAAGAAACACATGAACCATTATACCCACCCATAGCAAGTCCTGCACTTTGCGTCCCTGCTCCTGCTAAAGAACATCTCACTGATAATAATTTGCCGCCTGCCACCCAAGAACTGCCGTTATATTCTTGTGTATCAGGCACAGCAAAAGAGTTACCACCAAAAGCAAGTCCTGCATTCTGTGTTCCTGCTCCTGCTAAGCCACATTTTGCTGTTATCAACGCACCTCCTGCTGACCAAGATGTACCATTGTATTCTTCTGTGCAAGATCCTGATGGAGTTCCTCCAAAAGCAAGTCCTGCATTCTGTGTTCCTGCTCCTGCTAAAGAACTCCTTGCTTCTATCAATGCACCTCCTGTTGCCCAAGTTGTACCATCATATTCTTCTGTGCAAGATGATGGAGAATAACTAGCATAACCTCCTAATGCAAGTCCTGCATTTTGTGTTCCTACTCCTGCTAAAGAACTCCTTGCTTCTATCAATGCACCGCCTGATGACCACGATGTGCCATTATATTCTTCTGTACAAGATATTGGAGAATAACTAGCGCCTCCCCCAAAAGCAAGTCCTTCATTCTGTGTTCCTGCTCCTGCTAAACCAAGTCTTGCTATTGATAATGCACCACCTGCTGACCAAGATGCACCATCGTATTCTTCTGTACAAGATTTTGGAGAAAAACTAGCAAAGCCTCCAAACACAAGACCTGCATCTTGCGTTCCTGCTCCTGCTAAACCACATCTTGCTGTTATCATTGCGCCACCTACTGACCAAGGAGGACTATATCCACAATATGAAATGACTGGTTTTAAATTAACTGTATCAAACCAAATGCACATCGTATTTGAACATATTGTTGCAGGTCTATTTGCAACTCCTATTATTTCTGTACTTTGTAATTTTGCCATATTCTTTTTTTATTATAAATATCATCTCCTAACTTTATTTATACCCAAAGAAATCATTGTACCACTTATAGGATGTCTTTATGGAATCAACTGTATATTGACCTAGCACATTTTTTGAATCATTTGGTAACATATTCAAACTATTCCTTATAATATGATCACCATATATCCCATGTATTGCATCATTTTCTACTGTGACTTGACTTATATGTTGAAAATTATGTTTGAAATCATCTACTTCTAAATATTTATAAATGTTTCTCATCACCATTTCTGGATTACTGCATAGGTCTTCATATTTAATGAATAGAAAGTTCTTTGCTGTACCATCCAATAATGTTTGTTGTAATTTTTCCAATGAATAACCTACAGGAACTGTTTGCGCCCATAGTTCAACTCTCTTATGTGTTGTTGTCCCTTTCATTTTGATATTATCCATTGTGCCATCATCTTTATCAGGATTCATTCTAAACTTCTTCTCCATTGATGCAAATATGGATGGTAAATCCCTAACCATATATATTACTTTTGGATTTTCTACCACATTTGATAATAGGTTATAATAAAACGCCCATACCCTATTCTTATCCAAATAATATGGTTTTGATGTTTGTGATGAAACATATGCTTTTATACCTTCTTTACAGAAATTATAGAAACCCTCTTTCCACATTTCTGTATCACCAGCCTTTGATTCATGGTTTTGATTGTATCCTATTCTTGCTCCTAACATCAAATCAATTAGACCTGATGTTGGTGTTACATGAAATTCAGGATTTTGTCCCATTATGTTTTGTAATAAAGTGCTACCACTCCTTGGTAACGTTGAATTAAAAAATATCTTTTGTTTCATTTGTATCTTCCAAATATAATTTCTGAAATGGTTTCTTTATCACCTAATGTGCCTTTTGTTAAAGCATTGACACCTAATGCTTTTCTCACCCTATTTGTATTGTTTGGTGGAACACCATGTGTTAACCAAGAGGGGAATATTAAAAAATCATTTTTCTTTGGTTTATAATATATCTCCTCTTGTGAGAATGAATGATTTTGATAATCATCTAGTAATGATGGCTCAAAGTATGATCTATTAAATGATTTAACATCTTTTGAAAAACAAATGGCAGCATCATCCTCTTGTGCATCATAATAAAAAACACCAGCCAATAAGGTGTTTGGATGGGTATGTGCTTTATGGAATTGTTTTGGTGCTTTATATGTCAACCAGGATTGTGCAAATTGCAAATCCTCATATCTATATCTCATTACATTTGTTGCAAAATCTTTAAAGGATTCCATAAAAAACTTATTCACCTCATCACATATTGGATTATCCAATATATAACTATTGTTTGAAATCATACCATACCCTGCTTTGGTGTCTTGCATTTCATTCCTATCAAAATATTCAATAACCTCTTTTAAATCACCCTCATAATTTGCCACATATAAAGGTGTTGGGAATATTGCAAATACTTGTGCTTTCATATTTTCTTCTTGTCTTGTATAAAATTAAATGCAATTGATATTCTCTCACCATCTGAATAGTTTGATTCAACATGATGTCTAACCCAACTAGGAAAAATGTAAAATAAAGATTCAATGGGCTTCTTTACTGCAACAAAAGAATTTGTCTTTGTGCTAACCCTCTCAACATCTGACTTCAAAAAATATTCTGCTGTATCACCTCTATGTAATACCAAGTCTCCCATATTATCATATGGAACAGAAACATAATATACACCAGATAATATACTATTTTGATGGTCATGCAAAAGATTGTATGACCCATTGGTGTTTATGTTAACCCAAAAATTACCCAATTTTAAGTTTCCCACACCTAGATGTTTGTAGCATTGTTCATTAGCAAATAATTCAAGATTATTAAATAATGACATTAATTCATTTGGTAATGGTAAAACAATCTCACTACTATGCCAACCACCTCTATTTGAGATGAATGCACCTTTTGTGTTATCCCTTAACCACAAACAATAATCCTTTATTTCATTATTATCAATGTTCTTAACTTCTGCCTCCCATATAGGTGTGGAAAACCATGTCTCCTCATGTATAGAAAAATCCATAAATTAATTCTTTATATGTGTGAACCACCCAGTTAGGATGTATTTAGTTTCAGTAGGTGATGGAACACCTCTATGCAAATGAGACCAATCTGATGGCCAAATGACAAGTTTCCCTCTCTCTGGTCTTTCAAAGTGTTGCTGATAAAAAAATTCAGTTTCACCTCTATCTGTCAAAGTATTTAAATAAACCATCCAAACCAATAATCTGTCAGAATGCTTTATACCAGCTCTCTCACAATGCCAACCAAAAAACCCTTCATTTGGTTCATATTTTTGCATATTAAAATATGTATATAAATCAATAGGATCCATTTTTGACATTGCAGTTGAATGCCTATTTAAATAATCTAACACACCAGTTTTAACTGAAACAATAACATCCTCCAATAATAAAGACCAAGGTTCTTTATTCATAAAAGAGGGATCAAATGTGATGTCGGTTGATTTCTTATCACTATCAGATGAAATACCCTCTGGGCCATAAAGAACACCTGGTTGTTTTAAATCAGATTCTTCAAAAGCCTTTATTAAATTAAGGCAAACATTTCCTGATAGTGCATTGTTTTTTGTGTAAATAAAATTAGTCATAAATTAATTTAATTTCTTCTTGTCTTCTGGAACTTCTCCTAAAAAATTTAATAATGTACCTTCCTCATTCTTCATTCTATTGAATGATAAATATGGACCCATAGCATTCATTATTTCTCCTGGAGCTGATGCATCATTTAATGATTTAACCCTATTCTCAAAATACCTGTGAAGCGATTCTGCTTGATGAGTATTAACATTTTTAGTGTCAAAAGTTTCGTTGTCTAATTCAGATTTAATCTTACTCCACGTACTTAACTCTCTAACTCTATCCTTGGAAACTTGCAACATACAATTTCTATCATAGATGTTGCGGTCCAAATCAATGTTTGCTTCCATAATATCAAATCTATTAAGTTCTTCATCCTCTAACAAATCTTGAACCTTCTTATCAAGTCTTAATTTATCAACTGTGTTTTTTCTTAAATCAAAACTTAAATTCATTAAGGCATCAAAATGTGCTGACATTTCCCTAACTGATTGCCAATACTTTGAAGCATTTGTTGGATGTTTGGCATCATTTAGAACCGAAACTCTCATTTCGGTTTCAGTTCTAAATATTTGTTTTTTTTGCCAATTATCCATTAATTCATCTTTTAATGATAAAATGGTTTGTGCGTCCTCATCATTTAAAACACTAATAATTTCTCTTAAATCTTCTGTGATTTGCAATTCTTTATTCATGTACTTTTTTTTTAAGGTAAAATTATTGGTGGTGGAGTTGTGCTATTAGGTGGTGTATATGAAGATGCAACAGCAGCATCAACAATTACTTGAGCCTGCTCTTTTGTCTTTTCAACAGCACTCACTCTTTGTGCCCATGTTGTGTTTTCTGTAACCCAAATGTTGCCAGGATAACCAGCAATATGTGCAGTTTCATTTTCTTGGTGGGTAATAAACCCATGTCCATAATTTTCTACTTGATAATACTTTTTCATGTTTTTTTGATTTAATATAAATATAGTATTATTTTTCTAATACTTCAATCCTTTTTGTTAAATTTTCAATTTGTTTATTCTGTATTTTTATTGCTTCAATTAATATTGCTGTTATTCTTGAATATGAGACAGATGCTGGTTTACCTTCATAATCTTTTATTACCACTTGTGGTAGCACTTTATCTACTTCCTCTGCAATTAAACCAATTTCTTTTATAGAATTACCTATTTTGTTATATTCTACTCCTCTTAATTTTTTCACAATCTCTAAAGGATTACTAATTTCTTCTATATTTTCTTTTACTTTTTCTGTTGATGTTTCTGTTATAGTTCCTGTAACAGTTAAAACACTACCATCAAAAGTTAAGTTGGCTTCAGCATTTATTGACGTTGATGATACTGAGGTTAATACCCTATTATCAACTGGGTTTGTATATGATGTTATTCCAGCATTAGAACCACTTGTTCCAGACGAACCACTTGTTCCAGATGCACCTGATGTGCCACTACTTCCTGCTGCACCACTTGTTCCTGAACTTCCACTTGCACCTGGTGTTCCTGTACCTGAACTATCAATCAAAACTATTGGTGCTGAGTATTCTTCGGTGCAAGTTAATGATCCATAACCACCTCCTGCTGCAAGCGCTGCATTCTGTATTCCTGCTCCAGCCAAATTTTGTCTTCCTGTTATCAGTGCACCTCCTGCTGACCATAATGTGCCATTGTATTCTTCTGTGCAAGATCCTGATGGAGTTCCTCCAAATGCAAGTCCTGCGTTTTGTGTTCCTGCTCCTGCTAATAATCTTCTTGCAACTATTAATACACCACCTGCTGACCAAGATGTACCATTATATTCTTCTGTGCAAGATAAAGGACCATTACCTCCAAATGCAAGTCCTGCATTCTGTGATCCTGCTCCTGCTAAACCACATCTTGCTGTTGCTAATGCACCTCCTTCTGACCAAGATGTACCATTGTATTCTTCTGTGCAAGACGTTATTGGATAAGTACCTCCTGCTGCAAGCGCTGCATTCTGTGTTCCTGCTCCTGCTAAAAATCGTCTTGCTGTTGCTAATGCACCTCCTGCTGACCAAGATGTACCATTATATTCTTCTGTGCAAGAACCATATGAACTATGTCCACCAAAAGCAAGTCCTACATTTTGTGTTCCTGCTCCTGCTAAACCACATCTTGCTGTTGCTAATGCACCACCTGTTGACCAAGATGTGCCATTATATTCTTCAGTGCAAGATACAGGACCAGTACCTCCAAATACAAGTCCTTCATTCTGTGTTCCTGCTCCTGCAAATTGCTGGTTTCCTGTTATCAATGCACCCCCTGCTGACCATGAAGCTGCTCCACTATACCCACAATAAGAAACCATTGGCTCTAAATTTACTGTGTCAAACCAAAAACACATTGAATTTGCATCTATTGGTGATGGTGTTGATGCTGATGAGGTAATAAAGGCTGATGTTCCACTTGTTCCATTGATACCAAAAAGAATACCACCGCCAAATAATTTTAATATGTATGTTGATGTTGGTGCTGGGTTTTCTGAGTCAATTGTTAATTGATTTCCAGCAATGGTATAATCATCACCATATTGTTGTAATTGACCATTAACAAAGAATAAACTAGCCTCTTGGTCAATTTCTTGAGAAATGGTAAATGTTCTATTTGACCCATTTGTTGCACCTGAAATAGATAATTCTACTATTGATGGACTTGTTCCACTTGTTCCTGCTGTTCCACTTGTACCTGAACTTCCGCTTGTTCCAGATGAACCACTTGTTCCTGAACTTCCACTTGTTCCTGAACTTCCGCTTGTTCCAGATGAGCCACTTGTTCCTGAACTTCCACTTGTTCCAGATGAGCCACTTGTTCCATCAGTACCACTTGTTCCAGATGAACCACTTGTTCCTGAACTTCCGCTTGTTCCAGATGAACCACTTGTACCTGATGAACCGCTTGTTCCAGATGAGCCACTTGTTCCAGATGAGCCACTTGTTCCTGAACTTCCACTTGTTCCAGATGAGCCACTTGTTCCATCAGTACCACTTGTTCCAGATGAACCACTTGTTCCTGAACTTCCGCTTGTACCTGATGAACCGCTTGTTCCAGATGAGCCACTTGTTCCAGATGAGCCACTTGTTCCAGATGAGCCACTTGTTCCATCAGTACCACTTGTTCCAGATGAACCACTTGTTCCTGAACTTCCGCTTGTTCCAGATGAACCACTTGTTCCTGAACTTCCGCTTGTTCCAGATGAACCACTTGTTCCTGAACTTCCGCTTGTTCCAGATGAACCACTTGTACCTGATGAACCGCTTGTTCCAGATGAGCCACTTGTTCCAGATGAGCCACTTGTTCCTGAACTTCCACTTGTACCTGAACTTCCGCTTGTTCCTGAACTTCCGCTTGTTCCAGATGAGCCACTTGTTCCTGATGAGCCACTTGTTCCTGAACTTCCGCTTGTACCTGATGAACCGCTTGTACCTGATGAGCCACTTGTTCCTGAACTTCCACTTGTTCCTGAACTTCCACTTGTACCTGAACTTCCGCTTGTTCCAGATGAGCCACTTGTACCTGATGAGCCACTTGTTCCTGAACTTCCACTTGTTCCTGAACTTCCACTTGTTCCTGAACTTCCACTTGTTCCTGAACTTCCGCTTGTTCCAGATGAGCCACTTGTACCTGATGAGCCACTTGTACCTGATGAGCCACTTGTTCCTGAACTTCCACTTGTTCCTGAACTTCCACTTGTTCCTGAACTTCCACTTGTTCCTGAACTTCCACTTGTTCCTGAACTTCCGCTTGTTCCAGATGAACCACTTGTACCTGATGAACCGCTTGTTCCAGATGAGCCACTTGTACCTGATGAACCACTTGTTCCTGAACTTCCACTTGTTCCAGAACTTCCACTTGTACCTGAACTTCCGCTTGTTCCAGATGAACCGCTTGTTCCAGATGAACCACTTGTTCCTGAACTTCCGCTTGTACCTGAACTTCCACTTGTTCCAGAACTTCCACTTGTACCTGAACTTCCGCTTGTTCCAGATGAACCGCTTGTTCCAGATGAACCACTTGTTCCTGAACTTCCGCTTGTACCTGATGAACCACTTGTTCCTGAACTTCCACTTGTTCCAGATGAACCACTTGTTCCTGAACTTCCACTTGTTCCTGAACTTCCACTTGTTCCTGAACTTCCACTTGTTCCTGATGAACCACTTGTTCCTGAACTTCCGCTTGTACCTGAACTTCCACTTGTTCCTGAACTTCCACTTGTTCCTGAACTTCCACTTGTTCCTGATGAGCCACTTGTTCCTGAACTTCCGCTTGTACCTGATGAACCACTTGTACCTGAACTTCCACTTGTTCCTGAACTTCCACTTGTTCCTGATGAGCCACTTGTTCCAGATGAACCACTTGTTCCTGAACTTCCACTTGTTCCTGAACTTCCACTTGTTCCTGATGAGCCACTTGTTCCTGAACTTCCACTTGTTCCAGATGAGCCACTTGTTCCTGAACTTCCGCTTGTTCCAGATGAGCCACTTGTTCCTGATGAACCACTTGTTCCTGAACTTCCGCTTGTTCCATTTTGACCAGCAAGAATATCAAATGTTAATAAACTACTTCCAATTGTTATCTCATCTGTTGTTGTTAAATAAAATGTTTTACCAGAATATGTTAATCCTGATAATACCAAAACCTCAACACCAGTATAAACATCGTCACTGATATTAAAATCATAATCACGGCTTAATAATTCTGATGTTTCTAATTTGTATATTCCATTATTTTGTGGCGAATTTTGTTGCCACACCAGTATTCTATCATTAACATCAATATTAATCCCATCAATTGATGTTGGTGTTGTTGCTCCAGATAGTACTATATGACCTGTTGTTGCAACAATACACGGCCTTTTCTTCGTTGTTGAAATGGCCTGACCATAAATATTTAATCTAGTTGGCATATTATTATTTTTTTACTTATACATAAATACTTTAAGGTTTTAAAAAAAACCTAAAATATAAAATTATTATATACTTTATAAAAAAAACATATATACTAAAACACTTACTTTATAAAAAATAGTATTCTATATCTTTAAATATTATTCTCCTAACCATATTGCTTGAAACCAAGACCTAGTTACTTCTTGTGTTCTTGCATTTGCATTAGAACCATTATTAATAATATTTACATAGTCAGTTGAGCCATTTAGATATAAAATTTTTCTTACTTGTTGTATTATTGAAGATATTGAACCCGCTATTCCTATAGTACTGCCATTTTTTTGTATTCCCATATTAGCTTCTCCATTTCTATAGACATCATAACTAGCCGCAATTTCCCAATAACCTGCTTTTAGTGGTGTAAAGGTATAAGTTGAAGTATTAAACCATGCACTTGATACATTTACACTATTATTCACAATACTATATCTACAAGTATCATTAGTAAAACTACCTGGTAAAGTATAAACAACGTCTGCATATGCTTCAAGTAAATAAAGTGCTACACTTGTTCCAGATGAACCACTTGTTCCAGATGTACCGCTACTCCCAGATGAACCACTTGTCCCTGATGAGCCACTAGAACCTGAAATACCACTTGTTCCTCCTATTGCACCAGTAGATGTTAAAACAAATGAATAATTACTATTCCCTTCTGTATAATATGTAACATTTTTTGATGAACCTTGTTGATTATTAAGATATATTCTAACAATCATCCTATTAGTTGGATTGATTGTTGTTGTTGGTAAAGTTATATCAACATTTGCCTCAACTGGTGTTGACCCATCTAACCAATTTATAAGACTAACATTTGATGTTATTATTGGTCCAATTGTTTGTCCACTAAAATTAGCCAATTGTATCTCAACATAAACATCCATCAAATCATTTTGATTTGTTTTTAAGAAATGTAAATGAAATTTTTGTGTCCCACCTGGTATTACAGAAAAACCTAATTCAGGCGTTATATAATCTGAAACTAATGTCCCTGTTGAATTACCTGGAACTAATATAACAACACTTTGTTGTGGTGTGTCAAGTGGAGTAATTGATAGGGCTTTATACCCATTAACATCTGAATTTTGGCTTTCATTGAAATAATAAACTTGACCTGCACTTATACCTTGTAACCCACTACTACCTGACGTACCACTTGTTCCTGACGTGCCTGATGTTCCATCTATACCTGATGTTCCGCTGCTTCCAGATGAACCACTTGTCCCATCTATACCTGATGTTCCGCTGCTTCCAGATGAACCACTTGTTCCCTCTGTGCCTGATGTTCCTGAACTGCCAGATGAACCACTTGTTCCAGATGTTCCATTACTCCCACTTGTACCTGATGTACCATTAACACCAATAACAACACCACCATATATCTTTAATATACAATTTGGTGTTGGTGGTGGATTAGCATTATTGATTACTAAAGTTGTACCTGACAATATGGTATAATCTACATCATATTGTTGCAATTGCCCATTATAAAAAAATAAATGATTACCTATATCAACAGATTCAGATATTGTAAATGTTCTATTAGAATTATTCTGAACTCCTGTTATTTCTAATTCAGTTAATGGATTACCAGATGAACCACTTGTTCCAGATGAACCACTTGAACCACTTGTTCCAGATGTTCCAGATGTTCCATTAAAACCAATAACAACACTACCATATATCTTTAATATACAATTTGGTGTTGGTGGCGGATTAGCATTATCAATTACTAAAGTTGTGCCTGATAATATGGTATAATCTACACCATATTGTTGCAATTGCCCATTATAAAAAAATAAATGATTACTTATATCAACAGATTCAGATATTGTAAATGTTCTATTAGAATTATTCTGAACTCCTGTTATTTCTAATTCAGTTAATGGATCACCAGATGAGCCACTTGTTCCAGATGTTCCTGCTAAACCACCAGATGTACCACTTGTTCCAGATGTCCCCGTTGTTCCCCCACTAATACTAATGCTAAACCCTGATATTGGTATTGTATTCCCTGAACTATCATATAAATATAATGTGGTATCTCCTGAACTATATGTTCCACCTGTGATATAAATCTCTGGATTGAACTCAACCCATCTTGCATCCCCTCTTGTTACTCCACTTATGCCTTCAATGGTTGACCCTGTCCAAGCATTTAACAATAATTTACCTTCATCTGTATTATCATATATCTGATAACCAAAATCAATATTTACAACAGAACCAACATTTATAGCATTATTAAATAATGTTTCATAGTTTGGTATTTGGTATTGATATGTCTTATTATTCTCATAAACATAAGCAATCATACCAAGTTTTCTCCTTCCAGAAGAAATCCCATCTGAATATAAATTGACTACATTTGGAAAATTGTTTGGTGCATTATAACTAAAATCAATGGGAATGGTATTTCCTGAATATAATATTGTCCCTGTTGCACCACTTGGTATGTTAAAATTTAAATCACTTAATTTAAAAACCTCGTAAAAACCACCAACTTGGAATGAACTAAAATTGCTTCCGGTATTTGAATCTGTCCTAACTGAATTTGGCCCAGATAGTACAACTGATGATTTAGGATTTTTATAATTAAAACTCATTAACTAATTTATTATTTTTTATAAATATATAAAATTACATTTTAACCATAACTTAAATGGTTGTAAATGTTATTCTATTTGTTGGTGTTGAAATTAAATTGGTGTAGGAGTTGGTGTTGGAGTTAATGTGTTTGTTGGTGTAGGAGTTGCTGTATTTGTTGGCGTCTTTGTGTTAGTAGGAGTAATTGTCCTTGTTGGGGTAGGGGTTTTAGTTTGAGTCATAGTTATAGTTGGTGTTGGTGTTAATGTATTTGTTGGTGTTGGAGTTGGTGATGGGCATATTGTTGAACCAGTAATAACCCCAACTGAATCAGTTGAATAGCAATATCCGTTTATGCTAAAATTCTTTGCCCCATTCCAACTGCTATCGTCATTGTTTATACATGATTGAAAATCAATATAATATTTCTGACCATTTGCACCATTAAATGTTGTTGTTTTTCCACATATTCTGGTATTTGCAACCTCCCTACAAACATCATAACAAGATAATACTGATGGGGTTGACGGATCCAAATAAACATCAAAACAATTGCAACCATTTAAATCTGGTATTAAGGAATTTCCCTTAAAATATATTTTGTTATCATTATTTAATCTGAAATTTGTATTGCTAAATGTTGTATATATATGATAATAATTTTGTGGAATTGTGAAGCCACTATATATTACCGTTAATTCTGCATATAATAAATTTGTATTAACCGGGACTAATGATGTTGAATCCCCATATTCATTAACCCCAATGTTGCTAACAAGATTTCTATTTGTGTCCATATTTGGTATAACCCAAGTATACCAAGAATAACCTGTTGTCAAATATGCTGGAACTTCATGCGTCTTGAATAAATAAGCTTGAATTAAATTACCATATTCATCAAATCCACCACTATTTTGGCGTATCTTTGTTGTTCTTACTTGTGGTGCATTTGCTCCCCAACCTGAAAAGGATATATACCTATTAATCTGGTCATTAAATGTTGCTGCACTTATTGATGGAGCAATACCATTTGAAAATCCCCTAAATAAACTACCACCAGATGACATCCAAGAATTGAACTCCACATTCATACTAACTGGCTCAATAAATAAATAAGCCTCATACTCTTCCGGTGTTGTTGGGGTAACTGTTGGAGTTATGGTTGGTGTTGGAGTATTTGTCTTTGTTGGGGTATTTGTTGGTGTTGGAGTGTTTGTTGATGTTACAGATGGTGTTGGCGTCTGTGTTGGCGTCTTTGTTGGCGTCTGTGTTATAGATGGTGTTATACTTGGGGTTGGTGTTATAGATGGTGTTGGAGTTGGGGTTGTGCATAAAATCTCAAGAGTTATTCCAGCCAAAAATTGCTCTCTTGTTATATTGCTATATATTGGCTCACTATCAATTGTATCAATATAAAAATTAAATGGACCTTTTGAGTGAGATGAGGGATTTAATTGTAAGAAATACCTTGAACAAGCAGTAACCCCTGTTATCTCATTCTCTATGCTATTCTCACATATTGGATCAATATTTACTACAATTAATTTATATGTTGCCATTTAACAATCTATTATTTTAAAATAACTACAAGAATTTATATCTTTTATGGTAACAATAACTTGATTTGACCCAGAAAATCTATTGGGGACATCAATGGTAAGTGGTAATATTCCAGTATTTGTTATTGTTGTAATATAAGTTTCATAATTCCTATTTATGTCTGATATATAAATACCAAATGGTGGAGTTCCTATTATAGATGTTAATGTTATTTTATTATTTGATGAGGCAATTGGAATATACCCTGGAGTTGAAGATGGGGTTGGAGTTGGAGTTGGAGTAATTGATGTAATATCAGTTATACTATAAACAATATCACAATTAATATAACAATTTAATTTCTTTGTTGTTCTGCATCCTTCACTATCCTCAATAATAATGGTAACTTGGGGAGCTGAATTAAATATAATAGGTAATTCATATGTTATATCAACCACCAAAGGTAATGTTGTTACTTGACCCAGATAGTTTTCATTCCCCCCAAATGCATCAGATACATATATATTTAAAGGAGTTGCCCCACTTATACTTGAAATAATAATGTTTGTCATAATTTACAAGATATATCATAATCTATTTTCAATTTTATGGTTAATACTTGTGAGGTTATACTATCTCCTGGTTCTGCTATGATGTTTATTGTATTTGTTATTAAGTCATAAGACACACTCTGTATTCCTGGGATTCCAAGTAATCCTTTTAGGGTATTACCAGCCAACAAATCAACTATGGATTCTGCATAAACCGAATCTGTTGGAACATCTGTTCTTGTATATCCTGTGTAGAATGTATTTCCACTTGTGATACCACTTGGTTCTAACGTATATTCTGTTGTGAAGATTGCTGAGTTTAAATTACATTTTGGATCGATTATAGTGGTTGATCCACTAAACTCCATATTCACCAAATCACTAAAGCCCTCATTCAAGAAATCTAATAATCCAAATTTATTTATTGAATTTATCCCAAATACTTTTGAATCAACAATGTATGTTTGATACGACTTTACTGTACTAAAACAACTTATACTTACATCTCTGGTTAATGAACAACCATTATTATCCACAATTGTTAATGAATAATCACCACTAGTTAACCCAGTTGCTGATATTGATTGTGGATTACCAGATACATTACTTGACCAAGTGTATGTAAAAGGTGGCAACCCATCAGTTATCAAAGCTGTTATTGTACCATCATTACCATTCACACATGATGTTGGATATAATGAAAAATCCAAATAATTACTTGTGGGTATTGTTAATACTTTTATCTGCTCACAACCAGTTGAATCAATAACTCTTAAAGTCTTATTCCCATCTCTTAAATTTGTAAAAGTATATCCTGTTAAATTTGTATCTAAAATGCTATTTACATCATCCAAATAAAAATCGTATGGGGGTGTGCCCCCTGTTGTAATATATGCAAAAAGAGTACCATTGTTTGAATTACAAGTTGTCCCAGTTAATGAATAATTTAATTCAAATTTATCTTCAGCAATAATTGTCACTTCTTCATCATAGTAACAACCTGAAGAATCTTGCATATAAACTGTATATGTACCAGTTCCTAAATTGGTAAATAAATAATTTGTTGAAGTTGTGGTATTTGTTATTGTATCCCCACTTGGTTGAATTAACCCATAAGTATATGGTCCAGTTCCCCCCAATATATTAATTGATATAATCCCATTAGATGAGCCACATAATGAATTTGTTCCAATAAATTCAACGCTTGAAACAGAATTTTCACTAACTAAACTTGTTGTAATATCAAGTGAACATAATGCACCATCTATAACCCTTATGTCATAAGTACCAGATGTTAATCCAGTAATCACAATGTTATTACTATATGTTATATCATAAAATCCTGTACTTGCTGAAAAATAATATGGCGCAGTACCTCCACTAATGGTAACGTCTAAAGAACCTGTTGCAGTAAAGCATGATGGTTGTGTGGGAATTATCTGTAATAATCCCATAGATTCTGCCTCTTCAACTATAATTATTTTGGTGTTAACACAGCCTTGACCATCTGTAACACTAACAGAATAAGAATCTGTGGGTAAATTTGTGATTGTATTCCCAGTTGCTCCATTGTTCCAAAAATAACTATAAGGCCCAGGATTTGTTTGACCTGTTATGTATATTGCACCTGTTGATCCAGTAAAGCAAGGTGAATTTTTAACAATAAAATAACCATAATCAAATGATGTGGAATTTTTTATTATAAAATTTTCTGTTTTTGCTGTACAACCCCCAATATCTTCAACATAAATATAATAAGTGTCTGCACTTAAATTTTCAAAAATAATTTCCTCCGAATTAAAAATATTGTTTGATATTAAGGTATTTCCACTAGTATATAAATAACAATCTGTTGTTGAAAATAGAGATGTTGTTGTTCCAGTTACTGAACCATTTGAATCCCCACATGTTGAATTGATTGTTGACAATATTGAGGTACAAACTCCACTAGATATTGGAATATTTAAATAAAATTCTAAATTATCTGGAGCAGTTGAATCATTCACTCTAACCCCATAAGTTGTTGCTGATAAACTTGTAATTAATACTGGTTCAGTTATTGTTATATAAGGGGTACTATCAATATATGGATTAATAAATTCAATACTATAAGGTGGCGTTCCTCCACTTAATTCAAGAAGTATTGCACCAGAATTTGTATTAGTGCAGTCGCCTGTTAAACTCAAAAAATAATCAAATGCTGCCATTATTCGCAAATTAAAGTTATATCAATACCAACGTTTATCACCAATGTACTATCATATGTATTTTCATTGTTGCAAGCAAAATCAACAAAAGTAACATTGTTATTGTTTGGTAAAGAATAATTTATATCATATTTGGTCACCCCTTCTAATCCTGTTAAAACTGCTGAATTCCAAGCAGAACTAGTAGGAACATCATCACTACCCAAACCATTATAAAACTCAACTTTGGATACTATTGTATTATTTAATATTATTTCAACATACCAAGTTGTCAATACATTATCACTAGAACATGTATCACTAAAATCAAGTTTTGCCTCTGAAATACTATCACCCAAAATATCATTAAATGATTTTGATGGATAAACTAGAAGATTAATATTATTTTTATCGCATATATCTTTAAATATTGGTGAAGTGATATACTCGTCTCCATCTGCAATTGATGTTAAACCAAATACCACAACACCATTGCCTGTTGTTATCACTTGTGGTGATGTTCCTCCAGTTATACTAAATCTTTTATATGCATATTTTTGTCTATGAAATGGTGAATTCTCATATTTAACACCCCCCATCCATAATGTTGTTGCTGGAATCATTTGTTCAACAAGATTAATCCAATTTGGGTTAATCCCATTCACATATTCAATTAATTTATCATAAGTATATTGATTGGTATCAATATTATTAGTTATCTTTGCTTCAATATATTTCCAAAATATGGATTGTAATACTGGATATCCCCCGGTTTTACCATCTGTGATGTATAACCTATTCCTAACATTAATCATATCATTTGCAAAAGTTTGAGCAAATTCAAAAAATGATTTTGATTTTGGTTGTGGATTAATTATGGTTGAATCTGTTCCCCCAGTTGTAGGATAAGGATATGTTAATCCAGATTGCGGAATTGGGTAATCCTTTTCTCTTGATTGAACCCATATATCATAAAGCAATCCTTGTGCTGGATTTAAAAATAAACTAACATTTTTTACATTTAACAATAATCTCTCATCTGGTAAAGTATAATAAGCATTATAATCCCCATCAGATGAATTTCTTAATAATAAATTAGAACTATTCCAAGATTTTTTATTATCAATAACTTTCTCCAAACTAAACCCCTCATCAATGTATGGAAATTTCCTTAACCTATCCAAATATTTTTCACCATACGTTAATTTCTCAAATTCAACCCCATAAGTTATTTCAGTCCCAACTTGCCTTCTGGTATTAACTTGTAAACTTCTATGTTCAGGAGTTAATTGATACCAACCTGCCCCCATCTGAAAGAAAAAATCATCTGTTTCTTTTATCTGTGGATAACCTGTTGTCACATCAAGGGGGTAATTAACTTTAGTGGTATTTACAATTCTGGTATTTGCTGTAAATGCACTATATGTTCTACCTGAAAGTGGATATGTTGTACTTAATACAATTGGATCATTATCAATATATGACCCAGTATTAATTTTAACTAATTCAGAATTAAATTTATCTAAATTTATTTTTTGGTCAGCCAAATAAATATGTTCATTAAATTCTATTAATGCATCTGGTATGCCAAATAATTTAAGAATAAACTCAATGGATTTTCTTGTCCCCTTGGATTTGAAAAGGTAAAATGAATTTATAACCAAATTTCTATAAAAAGAATAGTTTAATTCTAATGGAGTTTGTGAACGATTATATGCTGGAAATTTAAAATCACTATTATTTCCAAATAAAGATTCAACTAAAGTCTGATCCGTTATAAATTGGAAATTCTCTGCCCAACCTAATGTATTTGCCAAATTTGATAATAATTGTGATGGTATATCATTTTTTGGGGTATAATTAACAGAATTCATAAAAGCAAGAGAATCAATAAACTTCTTAACTTCATCAAAACTTCTACCATATATCTGTAAAACACTTTCAACCCTTCTGTCAAATGTATCAAATTCTTTCAAAGAGTCTGAAACCAAAAATCTTGAAATTAAATTTGTCCTAACACTATCAAAGTATTCTGCAATTTCTTGTAATTCATTTATATAATTGGTGAAACTTGAACTTGAAATGTCAATATTCCAAATACCATCTAATGGAAATGTAATATCCCTATTATATACCAAAAATTCCCCATTGATATTTTCTTCTGGGACTTGTAAAGTCATAGTATATTTTGGTATGGATATGGTATTTAGCATATATTGCTCAATCTCATCAAAATCAGTTTTTAATACCAAATTATACAAATAATCATTTGGCTTGATGATATAAGAATCAACTGATTGAGAACCCCCAGAAAATGGATTACCTTCAACAATAATCTTTAACACCCCAGTATTAAGATTATTTGATTTATCCAAATTTAACAAGGGATAATTTACCCCATTTAATTGCAAATCATAATCCAAATAAAATTTTGATAAATTTCTATATTCTGAAATAGCAATTTCCCTAGATTTTATATTAGTTTCAGCATTTTTAGAAAAATCAATTCCAAATGGGTTATATATTTTTTCAATATTTATATCAAATTCAGTTTCATTTAAAACTTGGTCATATAAAATATTTGTTGCTGTATATCCTGTACTAAAATTAATATCATATAAATTTATATCAATTGATGCTGGATAATAATTTATTATTTTTGTTATAGATACTGAAAATCTTTTTGCCAATGATCCATATAAGGTAAACCCCATAACTTGGGTCAAATCATAGTTGGGGTAAACATTTAATTCCTTTGAAACTAATTCCCTAAAACTACTATTATTATCAATACTTAAAGATTCAAGAGTTATTGGATTACTAAATGAATTAACATATAAAGTAATAGGGGCATCATCTGTTATGGATGACCTAAACTCAAAAGTTCCAAGCGTTAACCCCCCTCCTTCAGTAACTTGAAGTCCAACAATATTATCAAAAACTCCAACCCCACTACCAGGTGAATCTGTTATAATTATTTTTGGCATTATTCTAGTATATTATCTAAATTTTTACTTATGTCAACATCATCCCCCCTATCTTGTCTAACTTCATATAATAAATTAGTAAATTGGTTTCTAACTTCAAATAAATTATATTGTTTGTAAATATTATTTGCTGTATCATATAAAGTATAGATACCATCTTCAACTGATTTAGTTTGGTTGCCAAATAAACCAATTGCCAATGTGGATATATCATGTTCAACCATTTCAATTTCAAGCGTTGTGGGGTTGAAATAACTATTTGTTATAATAATTTCTTGATTTGGCTGCCCAATAAATGGAACTGCATTGGTTTTGTTTGAAGGTGAACTACTTGGTGATAATGTTAAAAACACCAAATTAGTGTCATTATCAACATATCTATATCTAATTGATTTTACACTAGTATTTACTTCATTTGTCACTATGGGTTCACAAAAAAAAGATGATGTAACTATTCTAAAGAAATTTGGAACTTTTTGTTTATTATTTAAATATTCAACACGATACCCAACCAACTCTTGGGGTGATGCAAATTTATTTCTAAAGTCTGCTGGAACATTATCCAAATTGATAACAATCCCCTTAACATTAGGAAGAGCACTTAACACCCCACAATCAGTAATTTTTGTTCTAATTTGTGCTGGTCTTAAATAAACAGTATAATAACCCAATGCATTAAATTCTGTTGCTGGTAATGTTAACTTATATAAACCCCCCAATAATTCAACATTATTTGCATCCTCAAAATAAGGGGTCAAAATATCAGTTGCTGATAATTTTTTTTGCACAATTGTTTCACTCTGATCCCTGGTTGGGGAGTAAACCATTATAATCTCAACATCTTCAGGATTTACATCACTAGGTCTAACCGTGCCATATGTACCAATTGCCATAATTTTTTTTTATATTAATATAAATAGTTTATTCTTTATTTATTTGTTAAATTAAAATATCCATATCCATATTTTTCCATATCTAACAAAGTTCTCACCTCACCAAGTCTTTGAACTCTTTCATATCCAGAATTTTTCCCCCTCTCAATAAAAACATTTGAAAAAATTTGAACATCAGAAACGCTCTTCATTAATAAATCATTTTTAACAATTGGACTTGGGTATATTGGCTCTTTTTTAATATTTGTTTTAAATATTGTTATTCCATTTTGATAATCAATATAATCAATATTGCTAATGGTATATGCTGTGAAAATGGTTTCTTTAATTTCTGTTAATTTTCCCTCAAAACCATTTTTATTTACCAACTTACCAACTTTAAATTCATCTTTACCATAAATAGCCAAATCATTTAATCTTGATTTTGTATAACCAGACACATCAACTGAACTAACATCATTGTATGAATATTTTTTTAATCCAGTATCCCCTGTGAAGATATAATCATAATTTATATTAGTATTCTTCCAAGGACCAGCATTTGGTATATATGATGTTGTGCCAAATGGATTTGATATGGTAGCTAATTTAAATGGTTTTTTTATTGTCTTACTGACAATGTTTGAACCAAAATTATTTCTTTGTGTTAATGTTAAAGTAAATTCCCCATCTGATTTGGTATAAGTATGGCACAATTTAGGAGATATCATTTGTTCAATTTGCCCATCACCCCAATCTATCAAATAAGTAGAATCCAATGTTGATGTCTTAACTATTGAGGTATTTGAAACACAAATTCTACTATCATTTTCCCCAGAAAATACAAAGTTTGTTGCAACATCTTTTTGTGTTATTGCACCATCAAATTCTGAATAATACCCCATATCAACAATATCTTGCGTTAACAAAATAGGAATTGTTAATCCTGTTAATGTTGATGCCCCATTTGTCCCACCTGATAAAATATTTGTCATACCAGTATAAACGCCAATTGTCTTACCACTATAATCAAAGTATTTAATTAATGATGATACCGACTCAGGGGATATTTTAATTTTATATATCATTTTCTGCTTATATATTCATACCATAAAATTGGTGATCCAGAAATACCAATCCTATTATCTTTTTTAATATCAAAATATTCATATGTCTTATTATCATAATCCAATTTTAATTTATAATGAAAATCAAAAACTTCATTTAAATTATATCTATCACTCAAATTTGAATCCCCTTGGCAAATATTTGACATTCTTTTAACCATTCCAGTTTTACCATTGAAAAATGTTGCACTAACATAAAAAGTATCAAGATTAAATATTGTCTTATCCCTTAACCAATAAATATAAAAACCCTCTGTATTAATGTCGTGATCCAAATAATACTCTGGAATTATTAAATTATTTGATTGAATTCCATTGCTGGCTTGTAATATAGTTGTAAAATATAATTTTTGCGATTTACTAAAAGGGGTGTCATAATAATCTAATTTGAAAAATGAATTATTAAAACTATTTGTATTAAATCTTACATCATTTTCAATATATCCATTATTTGGGGTCAAATACGTTGTCTTCCAATTTATATTATTGGTAATATCAATTCCTTGTAAAAAATTAAATTTTATATTTAAACTATAATCTGTTGCCATTATATTAATTTTTTATACATCTAACCGAATACCCATTGTTTTTATCATCACATTGGAAATCCAAATTATTATTATTATATTTTAATTGAATTATTTTGGCAAAATTAACAATACATCCAGTTGTTGTATTAGTCCAAAAAGTACCCGTTTCCCCAAAGAAATTAAAATTACCATTATACACTCTTCTACCTGCTGGATAACCACTAAATCCACTAGTATTTGTTGCCCCATCATTTGGGCTATCCCACCATACAACTCCTTCTGTTTTCATCTTCCCACCTGAAATACTATTACCCCCCAGATATGTGGATAAAGTTGCATAGTCAGCCAATGTGGGAACTCTATACTCGGTTGGACATAGATTAGTTGTTGCATAAAAATTATACAAATACCCAAAACAATTATCAATATTATTATTATTATATGCACAATAAGCACCAATTGTTAAATTACTCCAAGTTGTACTATTAGTTACATTTGGAATATCAGCACCATTATTATACCTTGTTGTTCTTAAATTTTCTGTAAACCAAGTTTGTGTTCCAATGGTAGCTGTACCATAATAATTCCCATCCAAATCTGTAACATAAGTTGTACCAGAACAAGTATTGACACTTATCAAAACACCACTTGAATTAATATTGAATACCGTACCCTTTGTACTGCTAACATACCAACCTTCAGGTAATATCTCATAACCAGTATCTGTCCCAATGTAAATAATATCATTAATCTCTATTCTCTGTGGAGTTCTTTGGTTTGTCACATATAACTTATCACAATCCCCCACACAAGTTGTTGGTATTGTTGTGCAAAATATTGAATTACAAGCATCACCACTAGTTGCATGATTAAACCAACTTGAACATCCACTACCAGGTGTTGGCGCATATACGTTAAATTCACTCATATTAATTTGAATTACAATTTTGATTGAATACTATTAGATTATTTGATGAATAATATCTTAATTCCGTTGCTGATGGTGTTGGCGTCATTGTTGGAGTTGTTGTATTTGTTGGTGTTATTGAAGTTGTTGGTGTTATGGTTGGTGTTATTGATGGTGTTATTGAAGTTGTTGGTGTTATAGTTGGTGTTATTGATGGGGTTGGTGTAAATGTTGGTGTAGCAGATGCTGATGGTTGTATAGTTGGTGTAACTGATGGTGTTGGTGTATATGTTGGTGTTGTCGTATTGGTTGGTGTTACAGTAGAGGTCATAGTTGGGGTTGGTGTTGGGGTTGGTGTTGGTGTTGGCGATGCTGACACTGGAATTGGAGGAAAATATCCCTTATGTTGAAATCTAACTATCTCGTAATCTATCTTATCATTTATTGCATTGCTAATTATTGTATCTTCATATTGTTCAATAACATCATCTTGACCTAAATTTTCCACATTAATACTAACAGGAATGCTTATGGTTAAATCATTAACATTTGGTAATCTTAATTTATATTTATTCACACTCATCAATAATAGGTTTTACAACAACACCGCTCCCATCATTTAATAATGAATTAAAATCATACCCAGAAGTATCTGGTATTAATTTGAATATTACATCTGAAAATGGATAAAATGTATCATTAACATATGGGTAATTAACCCCATTTGAATTCTCATCAAAAAAACCAACACTATAAATATCTCTCCACCTAAATTGGGCATCAAATTTTGAATAGAATGCATAGCTTGGGATGTTATCTTTTGATGTTAAACCAACTGATTCAACATAATTTGAAAATACCTTTAATGTCATTCTATTATGTGGCTTATAATAATATCCTGACTTATTATTATCATAACCAGCAACCCTAAAAACACTTTCATTATGTTTTATTTTATAATAAAAATCTGAAATAACAATCTCCTCTTGATTATATTCATTATATTCACAAAAATCACCATCAAATTCATTGGGGGGATTGTAATAATAAAAATTTGATTTTGCGTCATCTGAATATGATATTGCCATAATATTGCTATTGGATAATGTGTTGCTATCATCCCACCAATCACTAACTGACTCACTTCTATTAAAATCCCAGCCTTGTTTCATTGGTTTATTTTTTGATGCAAAAAACCCAGAATACCCTTTAAATAAAATTGTTAAATATAATTCAGTTAAAGGTCTGTTTCTATTATCAACAATTCCTTCAATATCAATTTCATCCTGTATGGTAAAATTATATGATTTATTTGAACCTATTCTTTTTGTTGGGAATTTATTATTATTATCATCATAACTTAATGTTTCTATCCCATCATAAATACCAGATTGAAATCCTGCTTTTGTGGCAACAACTCTATCACCCCCTTTTATAACTTTGTGTTTTCTAATATAATATTTTGAAATGGTTTCACCGCTATTGGCACTATTTGTAACACGCCTTAATGTTCCATATACATTTCCTTTTATTTTATCATTAATGTTAATGATGTTAATTATAGTCTTTTCAGAATTAAAAGAACCATCACCAAATGATAATATATTATGCAAAGATTCATTATTACCAATTTTAATCATCACACTCTCCCCTAAATTCAAATTATGATTTAATCCACAAATAATTTTTGTCACATTAAAACCATTAATTGTTATATTTTCAGAAACAAATGGAATGCCATCACCAGCAACCCATTCAAAATCTTTTCCCTTAAAACCAATATTTAATATCTTTTTATTATCTTCAGAAGATGGATAAGTTAAATAATAATTCCAATTATATGTAAATGCACTAATGCTTTCAAAACCAAAAGCAGTTGTTGTTTTTGGTCTAAAAAAATCAAACTCATAAGATTGTAATAACCCCTTTCTAACATTTTTAGATTGAATGATTAATGAAGATTTTAATGGATAAATTAATTCATCTTCATATTTGGTTGTTGTTGTTCCAGAATATATATTATTATATAAATAACTTATGTTATAAACTGGTCGTATCTTAAATGATGCACTCTTCTCCTTCTCATACAATTCCTTTAAATCTATGTTAACACTTCTATCAAATTCAATTAATTCTTTGGATGAATTAACAAGGTCAACTGATATTTGTGAATCAATTTCATCCCCAATCTTATTTCTATAAATGCTTGGTACTATAATATAGTTATTCATTCAAATATTTTGTTTTAAATTTATCCAAAGATGAAAATCCTTTCTTTATTCCAAAATAAAAATGAAATGGTGCACCAACAACAAATTTTGTATTTTCTTGTTTAGTTTTATTATATTTACCATTTATATCAGAATATATATAACCCCTATGTGAATTATATGCTATATCTGAATTGTCTGAAACAAAATAATCTGTGCTATCATATTCACTAAACTTTGCTGTATCATTATTTCTGGGTTTAATTCTTTCAAGAGATTGATACTTTTTTGCAACAATATCAACTTTTTGTGTTCCCCAATTATTCTTGTCTGTTCCAAAAATGCTATTAGAATTTTCTGCCAATTCCCAAGAATAAAATGGAACCTCTTGTGATCTAATATCAAAATATCTTGGGATTAATGAATTTGTAATACTATCTCTAAAACCAATCCTACCAGGTGATATATAATCTTTATAGGTTAAATCATCTTGCAATGATGAATAAAATACCCCCATATAATTTCTACCCTTTTCTCTAAAAATTAAAGATGGTGAATTATTATTGGTGAAAGAATAAAATTCTGATGAAAACTTCACAACGCCAAATTCTGAATTAATAGACATTAATTGTGCCAAATCACCATCTACCTTTTTACCATTTCTACTAAAAAATGAATTTATTGTTATATTAGTATTCTTATTAAGATTTTTCAATATACTAGAATCCAAAACCCTACTCATAACAAACATGTTAATTAAATCAGAATTATCTGAATAACTTGTATAATTTATTTGATTTACCATATATCCATAAGTATCAAATCCCCTTGACCCAATTAATAACTTATTTTTAATACCCAAATTAATTATGGTTGTTGGATACATTAAATTATAATAATTTAACTTGTTTGCAATATAATTATTCTGGTTGCCAACAAATTGCCCCATAGTTGTTCCACTATAATAAGGGGAACTTCTATAATAAAAGTTTGAAGTTGTATTATCATAATAAACAATATCCTTGCAATATTGTGGATTATTTCTATATGCACCAATAGTGTTTGATTTAAATGATGGCATAAACAAAGATCCATTAACCCAGTTATTAACAAATGTTTCTGATACAATACCTCTACATAAACCATAATTTAATTTAAACCTAAAAGCCCATTCACGGAATGCATCAATGTCTGGCAATAAATCAAGTATAGGTCGTCTAACTAATTGGTAACAACCATCCTTAATATATATAGATTGTCTTTTAGTTGACTTACATTTTTCAGTTATAGATAATGTTTCTGAATCATTTTTATTTTCATAACAAGATAGGGGAACTAAATCTTTACAAGAATTAAATGATGTATTTACACTTGCATACCCTGGTAGCCCCTCTAAATCATTTGCCAAAATATCAGCATCAAAACCAGCATTAATATATAAGGGTGAATTTTCTCCTGTTGATTTTTTAGGATATTTATATATTGTAAAAGAGTTATTTTGTTGTAATATACCAACCCCATTACTATACCAATTTTTACCATCTAAACCATCTGATGTTGGTAGCCTATCTGTTCTTAAAATAATTTTGTTACTATTAGAATGAGATAACTTTCTATTCTTTAATTCTAAATGCGAACTATATGAATAGTATAACATGAAATTATCAAATTCAAATGGATTAATATCATATTTATTATTTGCCACAACATCACCTTTACCAACCATATATGTACCACCATTAAAATCCAATTTTGAATTGCTATATTTTGAATCAATCCATTGGATAGGGGTCTTCTTTGGATAATCCTTTTCCCTCCCCGCACGTTCACTATTGACAATAAAAAAATTATTATCAGAATCAATAGGTTCAGCACTTACCCAATTTTTTATATACTTAATTAATGTAGGAATAAGGCCTAATTTAATAATAAAAGGTTTAGTTATTGGTGAATTACGACCAAATATACCAGAATAATATGAAACAGAATCTGATTCATATGGTCTAAATTCAATTCCTGGTTGAAAACTGTAAGATTCAAAGAAAATATCTTCTTGATTTGTTAATGTTTGTGTTGTTATAAAGTCTGATGAGTTACCTCCTTTACCTAAAAGCCTAATATTGCCAGCATATTCATTCAACTTTTGAATTGGTATATTTAATTTGGTAGCACTATTTATAATTATATTGCCAAATTCATATCCAAATATTTTACTCAAATCATACTTATTATCATATTCTGGAGAATATGGATCAACTCCTCTTTGTAATATTAAAACATATTGATTTTCAATACCATTGAAATATTGGATTGGGTTATCTACCACCAACTCATCCCCGGGTGTACCTTGACCACCAATTTTAACTCTAAGTACAGCAGGTGAAGTTAAAACACTAGGTAAATAACCTTTAGTATTTGTATCTGATAATTTTATATAATCTGAATATGTTATACCAGTAATAACTTGGAAATACTCAATATCCGAAGCATAATACGATGTGCTTGTTGCTCCTGTTATAAATGGTAATTTATATGTTTGACTACCTTCTGTATCTTGAGTATTTGCATATTTAACATTTATAATGTTATTTGTATTTGTTATTTTAGTTGTTCCATTAACTCCATATATAATCTCACCTTCAATTGTTGTTCCGGTGACCAAAAAATTAGGATCTTTTGATAATGAATTATTAACAAAACTTAATATATCCCCAGAATCAAAATAGGCTTCAGATAATAAAACAATTACATTGTCATAATGAAATTTATTTCTATTTTCAATAATATCATTAGCAAAAGTAACTTTAACCTTATTTTTTTCATAAAAATAATTCTCCCTTAAATTAAAATAATTAATTCTTTCACCAATAGGCAATGTTTCACTATATATACTAATTTTTTTATCAATTTGTATTAATTGAAATTCATCTGACCTAGGCATTTTAATATCTGTCTCACCAATTTTTTTAGGATTTATTCCAGATGAGTTGTCTGTCCTACCCCCAATTGATTGAGCAATAGTAAATAATAATAATGGCTTATCATCTTCATAATTAAAACTATCTTTATAATTTATATTATCACTAGTATTATTCTCAATAATATTACCCATTAATTTCCAATCAAAATTTTGTGATAACTTATCATAATATAATGTATAATTGGATACCTGAGATAATACTCCATTGTTTTGTATTCCACTACCTAAATCAACATCAACTTCTTCCATATCACAAATGCAAAACTCACAATTTGGGTAAGTTATATTTGGCAAATGAATTAATTTTAATTTTTTCTTAACTATTTTTTTAAAATTAATTGTCAAATAAACAAGTAAAAATAAAATTGGGCCTAATAGTAATAAATCTTTACTAATTTGGAATAATAAAAATGATGCAAATGTTGGTAATGTTGGTATAATCCCTGCTGAAAATAAAGCAACAGATATTGCATAATTTTTAATTACATTAGATATATAATTTTTAATGAAAAAACCCAAAAGTACAATTATTGCTGGTAATAATATTACAGCCATAAAATTCCACAAAAAAGAAATCAAATGATATCCAAATATTAATGGAATATTAATAAACTGAATAATTTGCAATATTATTGAAAATAAGTAATAAAACAAATCAAAGTTTTTCACACCATCATTAACTGGGTATTTATTTATTACTTGCTCACAACTTCTATCCCCAATTTCTTTAATTCCAATAAATTTGCCTTTATTTGTCCCACCCTGATATTGATCAACCAATCCAGAAACAGTATATACTTTATTATATTCAAATTCATAAAATGTATCTTCACAATTAATTGCAGCAATCTTGTTTGTATATTTTTTCCAATCAAGTCCAAAATAATATGAACCACTTTGTGCCTTTTTGGCTTCATCATTACTCCCAGAACTTGATGGATTACCACCCCCTTCTGTCCACCCATATTCTTTAATATTTGGCACCAAAAAATTGGCTTTTCTTGTTGTGTTTGTTAAACTAATAGAATCTTCCCATTTTATGTTAAATCTATATTTTCCCCTTGTTGGAATACCTATTGTTTCATCTTCTGTTATTTGCAAATTTCCATTCTCATCAGTTATGATATAATCCAAATTCATTGGCATTTCAACAACCCAAGTACCATCCCCATCAATAACTCTACCCCCATTATCCAATTCATAAAATTCAAGAATGGGCAAACCATCTGAATCAATACTTTTTGTTTGTCTAATTGATTGAATTAGTCCTGGACCAGTTTCAAGCAAACATAAATTCCCCAAAGATTCTTTAACCCCACAATTAAGTTTAACGCTATCTATGTTATTTGTTCCAAATATTGACCCAATAAAGATTGATGTTGGTTGAATATCAATACTAGCATCTGTTCTTAAATCAAAATCAACTCTATTAATTGTTGAATCACAAGTTTCTGGATCCCCCCAGAATGGTGAAACTTCTATCCCTTTAGATAATGAAACAATTTGTGGCAATGATTCCAAATCTGTTGATGCTTGAAATGAATTTCCCTTAAATTGACCCTCTGCTGCTCTGCCCATCCTTATCAAATCTTGGGGAGTTAATGAAAATGCCCCAATGTCAGATAAATCCAAATCCATAAAAACTGTATGTCCCCCAATTGGAACTCCAAATATCATATAATCACCACTATCATTTGTCTTTACAGTGAATTTATAATATTTCTCATAAACTTCAATATATTGGTTTTTTGCCAAAACATCATTCAATGATGGAAAATTACCTGTGGCAACATGACCTTCATAAGATGGTTCATATGGTAATAAATTATATCTATATCCCTCCTCATTTTTATCACCAATAGATTTATATGGGTAAATTGAGTTGATTAATGCATTATCTTCATCCTCTGTTGATAGTGGAATAAATACTGATACCCTAGCATTTGCCAATCCAAAACCATTATTTGCTGTAATCCTACCTGCAACAACCCCATAATTGGCACAATCCAATGTATAGATATCAGATTGTCTAACTTTAAATGATAAAATTTCAAGAAATTCAATATTTTGGTCTAACTGAAAATTAACAAAATTATCTTGTCCAATATTGGTTTTTATTCTATATGTATTTTGCATCAAGCCTTTTTTTAAGTAAATATTTTATTGTATATAATATAAAGACTAAACACGTAAAATAAATGAATTATCCTATTGTAACTCCTGAGTTTGTTTTAACACTAATCCTTATATCTCTCTCTGGATATCTAATGTGATATATTTCTGATGGTTGAGCAAAAATTATCTCATCAGTTGGAACCATCACTCTTGATGCCCCAGGAACCAATCTTGTTGTTGCAAAATCCCCAGAATAATCACCCCCAATCTCATTTTTAATTGTAAGATTTGAAATTGTCACAACCCCTGTCAATTTTTGAATATTACCTTTTAATTCAGATAAATTAATATCTTTACCCAATTGCATATTCTGTGGTGAGAAATAGGTGTTAATGGTAGATATGACAGATTCAACAATGCTTTTGGTGTCAAACCCTTGAACAACTATGATATTGGCATCAATACTAACATCAAGTATCTTTGCTGATGAAACAACAACATAGTCATTAATCATCCTATAATTTGAAACATAATTGGCAATGTTATCTGTTAAAAATCTTGAATTATCACTAATCAATTTCCCATTATTATCATATGACAAAACAAGAATTTGGATTTTATTATCAACTTCTTGAACTGAAACCTTTGCTGGTGCACCAAATTGTGGGGGCATATTTCTTATGATTGATTCATAGTCTCTTATTGTTACCGCACGTTTTTGTGCCGCAAAATTAAATGAAACAAAATTTCTAACCTCTTCAACACTTGGCAAACCAGCACCCCCAATTGCAGGGAAAGCATTGTTAACCCTCAATGAATTAATGACTGCTGATTGTTGTGATGGACTACCATTAGTAATAGAAAATGTATTAACACCAACTTGATTAATGGTGTTTGGCCCCAAATTTGTATTTAACCCACCCCCAACTCTATATTGAATAAATAAAGTTGTATTTGGCTTTAATGTTCTTCCTAATGAAAAATTATTTAAATAATTCTGCAATGTTGGAAATTGCCCTGTTGTTGTAAATTGATTCAATTGTTCCAATGCTGTATTAACCCCATTACCAAATGTAATTTTTTTATATCCTTCTGGAGTAAATTCTGATACAAATCTATTTTCTGTTTGAATATATTTACCAACTTTAATAGGGGAGGATCCCGTGTTTTTTGTTGTATCAACAATAAATACCCTATCTTCTGCCAATGAATCTACTTCATACCATTTATTAGTATCACCAATAAATTCTGAATTTGGGGGGACTGTTCCAATTTGCCCATCTCTTGTTATCACACTAGTAATACCCAAAACATTCTTCTCTGGTAAAAACAATTCAAAAAATGGTCTAACATCAGATGAGGTAATAACCCTTTTAAATACTTTTGTCACACCATTAATTACAGGTTCTCTTTTTGTTAACGTATAGTTAATTATATTACTATTTAATGAATTTGGTATAACCGTTCTATTCTTATTACCTTGTGCATCATAGTCAGATGAAAAATCAATATCATTAATTGTTTCAAATATAACTCCATTACCCAAAACTTGCGCCCCTCTTTGAAGAAGACCAGCAAACTTTCCATCTGGCTTATCACTTGATACCGGAACAGTTATGGAAAAATCACACAAAGTTAAAGATGGCCTTTGCCCAGGCAATTTTAATCCATATGTTCTTGCTATATTATATATTGATGATTTCTGTTGTGCATATTGTAAAACAGTTTCTTGTAAACTTCTATCAATATGATAATGTAAATTATCAGCAACCGCAGCATTTAAATCAAGAAATACTGAAAATATTGATGCATCATTAAAATCATTTATTAAATCAGGATAATAAGTTTTAACATAATTTAATAATTCTGCTCTTATTCCTTGAAAATCTCTAACGCCATATGAAATTTGTCTATCTGCCATATTATATATTTATAACCACAAAATCACTCCCAGCAAACGCATTTGTGTTTGATGTGAATTCAATTTTTATTTTTGCTGTATTTTGATAAGTACCATTACCCGGTGATCTATATATCTTGTCAGATGGTTTTAAACCAAAATCATCAATATTTAATTTTGATGTATTAACCTCTTCACTAACATCCAAAGGTTCAATAACAATATTTATTATAGTTAAATTTGGTATGTATTTGGCAACAGAATCTCTAATATCTGCCTCAATAACATCAAATGAAACAATATCCAAAGGTTCAAATAAAAATTCATATAGCCTTGTTCCAAAATCTGGTAAATAATATCTACTACCCTTTCTTGTTAATAACAAATGTAATAATGACGCTCTTATCTCATCACCAATATATTCTGTCATCTTTAATGCATCACCCCTTAAAGATGTATCAAAAGGGAAATCAACACCATATGTAAAACCTTCAGCCATTATAACTCATTTAAATATAAATATATCTTTTTCACAAATTTGTAAACTATTTTAATTTATTGTATATTTATATAAAAAAAATTATGAGAACAATAAGATTAACAGAAGCTGGTTTAAATAAACTAGTTAAAAGAATTGTTGAAGATAAAGGAAGTGAAGGCCTTTTTATGGACTACCATAAAGAAAGTAAAGCAACAACTGGTAAAAAAGCAATATCTATGATTAACAAAATTATGGATAAACTTTCAACAATGAAAGATAAATTTGAGAATACTAATTTTGCATTTAGTAAATCTGATTTATCAAAACTTGAAGATTTTTATGATACATTGAGTGGCAAATAAGTTTAAATCAATACTAATATTAAAAACCCCCAAATCTAAACTAATAGGCTGGGGGTTTTTTATTTAACAAATTGTATCAAATCTACGATTCACAACTCACACACTCATTAATATTTCTTGCAAATGATTGTGCTGAACTTTGGCTAAACTGATAGTAAAGCGTCTTAACCCCCTCTTCATGAGCATATAGATATAATTGATTTATATCCTTTGCTGGAACTGATGGATGTATCATCAAATTTAATGACTGTGATTGGTCAATAAATTTTTGCCTCTGTGCTGCTTGTAATATCAATTCTTTTGGTGATATTTCAATAAATGATTTAAACACCTCTTTTGTGGGAAAATCCAAATGCTGAACTGATCCATCTTTCTTCAAAATACTCTCCCAGGTTTCTGGCGTATTTAAACCATACTTATCCAATTCAATATCCAAAAATGGATTCTTATAAATTGTTTTTGATTTAGCCAAATCTTTAATAAAATAATTTGATTTGATTGGCTCAATACCCATACTTACTTGCCCTAAAATAAATGAACTTGACTTGGTTGGGGCAATAGCAATTAATGTTGTGTTGGCATAACCCTCTCTTAAACATTTATATCCCTTCTCTTCATATAAATATTTTGAAGCCAATTCTGATTTCTCTTTAATTATTTTAAATATTTGATGATTTAATTGTTTTGCCATCAAAGATTCAAATGGTATTAACTTGGATTGAAATAATGAATGATATCCTAAAACACCCAAACCAATTGCTCTATGCTGTGATGCAAATCTATTAGCCCTTTTCATACCAGCCATTTTACCTGACTTCAATATAAATTCATCCATAACTGCATTTAAGAACATTGTGTAAACCTCAATTGCATCAGTCTCAACTATCTCATCCCAATGAAGTAAATTCAATGAACCTAAACAACAAACAAATGAGTTTAATGAATCTGTCGGCAATTGAATTTCGGAACACAAGTTACTTGCAGTTATCTCCATACCCAACTCTTTGTAGGGGGAATTATTGTTTGAGTTATCCTTAAACATAATATATGGAAAACCAAACTCATTACGTCTTTGAATAATTTTTGCCCATATCTTTCTCTTGCTTGGGTCTCCCCCCTTCATATCATTAATCCAATTATCTGTAACAGTAACACCATATTGTAAATTCTGGATTGGATTGCCCTCTGATCCAATATCAAGAAACTCCATAATATCCTCATGTTCAACTGGCAACCAAACTGCACATGCACCCCTTCTTGCCTCTGATTGTTTGCATACATCAACTACTGTGTCATACACCCTTGCATAATGAACTGGTCCATCTGCTGTACCACCTGTTGATATTTTAGTTCCCCTTGCTCTAATATTACCTAAATAAGCACTAGTTCCACCACCATATTTTGACATCATACCAATCTCTCTTCCAGCATTTAAAATGCTATCTAATGTGTCATCAATATTGGATCCATAACAGGATATAGGCAACCCCTTTTCTTTACCAAAATTAATCCATACTGGTGTAGAAAGGCTATAAAAACCCCTTGCCATATATTCCTCAAATTTAACAGCAAACCCATCAATTTTTAAATACCCCTCTGCTTTATTAGCAATATCTTTAATCCTTTGCTCGGGGGTTTCATTTATATACCCCCTTGATAAGAAAAGCCTACTCTCATCATTTAACCAATAATATTTTTCTTTATTCATTATATTTGTTTTTTAAAATAAATCATCTTCTGTTATGCTCTTGCTTTTTTTATTATAATCCACCGATTTCTTATAGAAGAAATCCCCCTCCTTTGTTGATAAAATCTCCACATCAAACCATAACGTCTTCTCAATCTCTGTAAAATCAACCTCAAATACTGGCTTCATTCCAATTCTACTTAATGAGTTGTTAAATCTATTCTGAATGAAATGTTTAATTGTATCTTTTGATAAGAAACTTAATTCACCATTTTCAAATATCCAATCTAGTATTCCACATTCAGCAGCATATGCTTTATGACAAGCAGAAACAATCAATTCCTCAAATTCAGCATCAAACCATTCTGGGTTTTCTTCCTTGATAATATTGATAAGTTCTGAACCAAAATTACCATGAATTTCTTCCTCCTTTGAGGTTGCCTCAACCACATTTGAAATACCCTTGAATAGATTTTTCTCCTTGTTAAAGGACATCATAATTAAAAACTGGCTAAATAAACTCACATGTTCAATAAATAATGAGAACAACAATATAGACTTTGTGTACATTTTATTCTCCTTACTCCTTGTACCATCCAAATATTTTGATAGATAACTAATTCTATTCTTTATGGCAGGGATTTCAATAACTGATTTAAACTCATCTTCTAATCCAAGAATTCGTAATAATTGTGCATAAGCATCCTTGTGTCGAACTTCGCTTTCGGAGAACGTCATACCAACATCACCAATTTCAGTTATTGGCATTCTCTTGTATAAGTCAGCCCAGAATGTTTTGACATTCACCTCAATTTGTGCAATAGCCAACATTGACCTTTTAATAACTTCCCTCTCCTCATTTGATATTTTTGTTTTATAGTCATCAATATCAGTTGTGAAATTAAATTCACTGTGCAACCAGTAAGCATGTCTTATAGCATCCTTATATGCTAATAAAGATGGATATTCATAAGGCAAAATATTTACCCTCTTTTCAAAAATGTTCTTCATATTCCTTTTTTTATTTGGTTAAGATAAATATAAAACCAGAAAATAAAAGTATTCAATTTTAATTATAAAATCAAATTTTTATAAAAAATTATCATTGCTATTTTTCTTAACCAATAACTCCTTAATCCTTTCTTTCTTACGTTCAACTTGTTGTTCTTCAAATCCAAGGAATGTTGCGGTTGTATCTGTATCAATTTCAAGCATTTCATTATCAAACTTGCAATTCTCAAATACTATACCATCTTTTCCAATCCTTGATTTGGTAATGGCAACTGTGGCCAAATTCATCTCCTTTTGCTGAAGACTTTTTGCAATACTAATAATAACGTGTCCAACCTGGGCTTTCTTAATTGAACCCCCCATCTGGTCGTTTGTTACCACATTTGCAGAAATTGAAGACCGATTTCCTTGTGTACCAAGCCATCCAGCAATATTTAACTCATGGCACATTGCCTCAAAATGACGTATAACAGATCCCTCATTTTTCCACTCATCATTACCTTGTCTATCAGGTACAACACAATCAATATAATCCAAAACAACCAAATCAAGTTTAATACCATCAGCAATAACCTTTCTAATTTGATTCTTAATCTGATTCATTGTTAAAGTATCAGATGGCAATTTCTTTAATATTAATTTATTTGTGTGGGTTTCTTTTATATTATTAACAGTTTCTAATACTATTTCTTTGTTATTAGGCAGTTCATCTGGGGATATTTTAGTCCAAAGAGTCAAATGCTTTCTTTGTATAATCTTGGGATTATCCTCAAAGAATATATGCAAAACATTATAGTTATTATTGAAAGCTGTGTTTGCAACCAAGGTCAATAGAGTTGATTTGCCAATACCTGGACCTGCAAATATAATACCAACCTCACCCTTGGCTAAACCCCCCTTTAAGAGAACGTCTATACCCTTCACGCCCATTGGTATGGGGTGTCTATAATCCTCATCTAATACACCAATCAAATCATTGAAAACTTCAAAACCATTTGTTTCTTTAACCCCAACCTGAAGTGCATATCTTAATAATTCTTCAAGTTGGTCATAAGATTCAAAATCACCCTCATTGATAACTTTTTGTGCTCTTTCCAAGACAATCTTAACCTCTTCTTGTTTGCAGAATTTAAGTGCCTTTTCTTGGACAAGTTCAACACCATCAAGTGGTGCTGAACTAATCTTACTTATGGTATCAATAACAATTTTTAAAGCCAATTCTTGTGATATTTCAGACTTTGCAACAACTTCCAATGTTTGAAAGTTGGGGGCAGCATCATATTTCTTATGATACTCCTTAATCATTTGAATGATTAATTTGAAATACTTATTCTCAAAATAAGATATCTTAATAAAGTCCAATATTGCCCTAGCAAATTCCTTATCTAATATAATCTGATTGATTAATTGTAGTTGGAACGTCTGCCCCAAATAATCAAAATTCTTTGACATAAAAAAATTATTAATAGTTAGACAATAAATTCTTTTCTAAATACTCGTGTGTTAAATTTTCACTAATTAAAATGTTTGTTAATTCTTTTAATGTTTCCTTAATAAAATTACGAATATCAACTGTGTATCTTACCTTTGGTGGATAAAGCTTGCCATCAATTATCCTGTGAGAAATAACTTGGTCAGAAATTTTAACATAAATATTAAAAAATTCAGCCTCATCTGTTGATGACGTCTCCATTATTGTGGGGTCATACAAAATATTATCTTTGTTGTCCACCAAATAGCCAATTGATTTCATCTTTAAATACTTCTCCAAATCTTCTGAAAAATACTTAACAAAATCATACAATTCTACCGAATCTTTTGCATCTGGATTAATATTTTTAATGTTTAAAAACCTCTGAACAATAATGTTGTTGTTCAATGTCAATAAAAATTCCACCTTTGTTGTTTCATTCTGTTTCATAAAATGTTGTTTAATTATTAATTTTTTCTTTCTTTTCTACTCAATTTCATAAATGGTCTAACAAAATCAACCCACGCATCATCCCTCTTTGGAAGGAACTTAAAGAACCCATCCTCATTCATTAATTTCATTAAATTCTTATAACTCCTATCTGTTGGGTCAAGTTTATCGTTGCAAATCTCATTAACCATTTCCTTTCCGTTATCAGTTATTAATGGATTTTTTAAATCAATTATTCTACCAATTTTATCAAAAAACTCTTCTCCAGCAAAACCAGATTTGCTAATACCTAACACCAAATTATCCAGAGATTTATTCTTTTTTTCTTCAAGCAAAACTTTTGCTTCATTTAATATTTCATCCAACTGGTAATCTCTCTTCTCAAAATTAGGAAAGAATGTTTTTAATTTCTTTTCCCCAAAATTAGATATCCCATCAATATTATCAGAAGTATCCCCCACAATTACTTTATAAATATAGACATTATTATGGGGTATGTCAATATCCTTGAAATGAATCAAATCCCCATTCTTACTATATGTCTTTGAACTTGGTGAATACACTGTAACATTTTCCCCAATCAATTGAGTTAAATCTTTATCTGCTGAAAAAATAATCATCTTTTCACCTTTAGCTATTTGTGTATAATAAGCAATCAAATCATCAGCCTCATTCTGATTCACCTGGCATTGTCTAACAAAAACTTCTTCAAGATAATCCTTAACTCGTTCCCTCTGATATAAATAAGATTCATACTTATGTTCATCCATTGAAATCTTGCGATTCTCCTTATATTTTGGATATATTTGTTTTCTTATTAATGAGTTCTCATTCCCATCCCAAAATACAACAACCTTATCATGATTATGTTTTTCAAGAAATAACCTAATTGTGTTTAAAAAATGGAAAACCCCACCAATGTGCTTACCATCGGCATAGAATTCTCTTACTCCGTGGAAACCTATTGTAAATAGGTTGTTGCCATCAATTAGTAGGGTTTTCTTCATCTTATTCAAAAATTATAGCGTCTTCTTCATCTTTTTCTGAAAAGGTAATATCACCATCACCAGACAAAATACCATTCCAATATTGGGAATATTCTTTTTTATACTTTTCAATTGCCTCTTTTGTATCTGGCAAATATCCTTGAGGTACGGCTAATATCTTACCATCTTTATATGCAATACCAGTAACGTGGTTTTTCAATATTGAAATCTTTGTTCTAATAGCATAAGAAACTGTTCTGCCGTTCTTTGTTGCTGTTATATGGTTAATGCCTGAATTCTTCTGATTACCAAATAAGAATATTAAAGAAGATGCCAACCAAAGAGCCTCACCACCTTTTGCTTTAATTGTTGGCTGACCAAATGGAGAATCTGGTAATTCAACCCAAGGTTGATTGATAACAACCAAGGTATTATGGTAGGGGTAATCTTCTTTCTTTGATTTTGAAATCCTTGAATGTAAACCCATTCCAACCTTGTCAGCAAGAACAGCAGCATTGTGCATCTTACCCCCCTTTCCATCAAAGGTCATCTTACAAGGTATTGAACCAATACTATCAATCAAAAATAAAACAGAATAAGGTAAATCTCCTTTCTCTTGTGCATCCAAAATTTCATTTATAAATTCTGTCATCTGCTCAATGTAATCAAATGAATCATTAAAAATGAAATCACCATCCCACTCACCATCTTCATTAATTTCAGCATTCAACCCCAATTCAACAGCATGTGCCCAATTCCATTTCTTTTCTGTGATAATAAAAATAGGTAAATGACCCTTCTTCTGGGCGTCAGCAGCAGCCAATATCATAGCAGTTGTCTTACTTGTATTGGAATGTCCCAAAAACATACTTATACCCCCCATAACAGGACCAGGTACACCACAAGCATTATAAAAAGCATCACCACAAGAATAATAATCTTCAGGCTTATACTTTGTTTTTGTAGAAAACTTATCCTTAATAGCATCAATATTACTTACTGATACTTTTTTCTTTATAGCCATATTATATTTTTTTTAAGAAAAGATATTTTTTGCACAAAGTACCATAAAACAATACTTTGCGCAAAAAATCTATTTTAGTTTAATTAGAATGGTAATTCATCATCATTGTAGTCATCCTCAACAACCACATTTGTTTCTTTAACTGTTGCGTTTTTTGCAACAGTTGCCCCACCAAAGGATGCTTCAGAATTTGATGTGTTTAAATAAACATACTTACCTTGGGATTCATCCCATCTTGGGGATTCCCCTCTTGAAATTGCTTCAAGATATTCTACTGGTTTTCTACTATAAACATCTCTCCAAGTAGATTCATCGTCTACCCATTTTTTTGCTAAATTAGCATCTGTAGATATAGGTGTTGGGTCATCATACATAATTGTGGAAACACTTGTATATTCCTTTCCTTTTGGGCTTTTTGACTTTACTAACTCAATAATCAAATCTCTCCCATTATCAATATCAGAAATATCCCCCTTGTTTCTGAAGATTGGTATCATCTTGTCTAAAATACCATCCTTCTTATAATTGTGCTTAAATCTCCAATACTTTGGCCCTTCTTCTTCCTTGTCTCTATCAATAACCTTAACAACATAAAATAGTTTAGCCTTATAATCTTTGGCTAATTCATCATCATCTTTGCGTTTGGTTGCTTTCAACGCATGGTAAACATCATTCAATGGGGATGCCTCATTGTCATTACCTGCTGGGTCATAAATCTTTTGATAATACCCCCCAACTTGTAATTCATGAAACCAAGTCTCCTTAAATACAGATGATCCATCAGTTGTAGGCAAAATCCTAATTCTCCTTTGTCCTGTGTTTTCTTTGTCAGAAAGCAATAACGTAAAATAACGTTTCATTCTGTCCTCTTGCGATAATTTTTGGGAGTCCCCTTTTTGGTTTTTTTCATACTGCGCCATTATGGCATCTAAATTTGACATATTATATAGTTTTTGTTTACAACAATATTACATAACAATGATAGGTAACTTTATCAGAAAAAAAAAGGGGTGTTACCCCCTTTTTTATAAAATATTAAAATAAATTATCTTCTGAAATTATAATTATTATCACTCATAAAATCATCCTCTTCATCATCCATAGAACCAAATGAATTCTTTATCTCATTTGGATTAATATTTACCACATCATCTGATGTTAAAACATAATCATTTTTTCCACTCTTTTCCATTTCAACTTGTTTGTCGTCAAAAAATTGAGATAATTTTTGATTGAATGGATAAGAATCATAAGTTCTTAACTCTAGTTTCTCCTCTGGAGTTTTTTCACGATATTTTTCAACCTTTGAATCAATGGCATTCAACTTCTCAAAGATACTATCCATTTGGGCTAATTTCTCCTCCAACTTGGTAATTTGTGAAAATAAATTATCAAAATATTCAGTCTGTTTTGATTCTATATTTTTTTGGCTGGTAACCAAATCAGTAATATCTAATTCTTCTGAATCAACCTCATCACCCTTTTCTTCACTATCCCCTTCATCATCAATAACTGTAACATCTTCATCAGTCTCAACATCAATTGGTTGTGGATTCGCTGTGCTTAAAGCATCTTCTGCACCCCCTGGTGGAATTGGTGAAACTTCTCCTGGTGGGGTTAATGGGGCATTTGGTATTGGTGCAGCATTTGGGTCATCCATAGGTGGTGGCGGTGGGGGTAAAGTAGCATCTTGCTCCAAAATGTATTTATTTATTTTATGATATCTTTGTATCTCTTGTAATATTTTTTTATCAATTTCCATTTTATTAATCATTTAATAATTCTTTTATACCAGCAACAGTTTTAACTTTAATGTGCTTGTTTGCAATTTTATAATTGTCAGTTCTTTCAATTAAACCATCTTTCTCTTGATAAATAGAGCATTCCCCTGTAATAATATCACACACCTCTTTACTACCATCATCAAGAATTTTCTCAAGTACTTTACTATTTTGTTTATTTAAATATCTGTCTAAATTCTCCATAAAAATATTTTAATAATAAATATCTAAATTTTTGAAAAAAAATTAATAATTTGGATATAAGTTGTATTTTGTATATTGGGCATTATAATATTTAAATCCTAATGCCACATTATCATACTTTTTTCCATTTTGAATCACATCAGCATTATTATAATTTTGATTTGATTTTATCATATCTTCTAAATTATTTTCTGTAAATGTAGCATCTTTTGTTGCAACTATTTTAAATCCAGTATAAGCATTAGTACTATTCATTAAATCAAATGTAAGTTTAAATGATGAAGTTGCACCAGATATAACATCAATTTTTGTGTCCTCAATTGTTGACATAGTTCCTACTGAATATAATAATAATAATTCATTTTCAACTAATTTATTTACATTTTCCATATATAACAAGTCATTAACATTTTTACTTTCAAAATAAATTTCAAATGTATTCAAAAAGTTAAGTTTTGGTTTAATTGTTAATCTTGGATTTCTATATGTAAATTCACAATCAATTTTTAATTTATCATTATTTTTTCTACCATTATCAGCATTAATGGTGCTAAGTTTAACAACCTCTGTTGGGGGGGCTGGTGATACACTACGTAAACTTCTAAGTGCTTCAAATAATTTTTTTTCTAATTTATCAAAAACCCCATTTGTTTTTAAATTTTGAACATATAAAGATGATATAGCCTCTTGTTCCCCTCCAACTATACCACCATATAACCAATATGCTGTATATGGAATTAAATAATTACCAATATCTGAAATTACACTATTAACTGGTTTAACAGCATTTGACATAAAATCAATGTATTTTTGAAGATTTTCAAACATTGCAAAAGGTCTGTTAATTTCAGATGTTATATCTTTTGCACAAAAATATGTTTCAAGTTCTAAATCACCCCTATTATAGGTCAACCAAACATTACCAAAATTAAAATTATAACCAACAAAATTATTATTTTTAAATGATGCCAAATAAGAAAATATATAAATTGTATTCTTAATATTAGTGTCAGTAATTCCTGATAAAGAATCATAGAAAACTTGTGCACTATAATTATTTGTTGTTGCTGAATTTATATATTCATATTCTGAATATTCAGTAGATAATGATGTAGAACATAATGTATTTGGAACTGGAACACTATTTTGCGCTTCCTTTATAGCATTATCTGAAGCCTCTTTTTCTTGCTCTATTGCCTTTGCAAATCTACTAGTTAATTTGGTTAATAAGTTTTCATTAATACTTGCCAAATAAGTATCAACTGTAGGAGGAGCATAAATACTTTGTCTAACTCCAGAAAATGTTGTTTCAAATGTTCCAGGGGATATTTCATGTGAAACTTCTGTAATAAAATAAGGTCCATTAAATAATGGTATATGTTGCAAATTGAAATACATTGTTGGTTGAATGATTGCATTCCCAAAACAAACAACAGTTGCCTTATAACTTAAATTTTTATACAAATTTAATAATGAATTATTTTGAGTTGAAACACCACTATTACCCACATTATTCCTCACAGTCTCAATCATTTGCAATGATTCTGCTGTGGCTGTTCCACCATCTTGTGAAACAGATATGCCATAAAAGATTGCTTGGTTTCTAATACCAGCATCAACCAAAAAACTAACACATTTATTTGATAATGCCCAATCTGATTTATTTCTTTGATCCTCCAAGAAAGGCAATTCAGTTTCTTTTTCCATATCAAAAGAATCATCACCATATCTAATATTCTTACTATCTTTTGTATTTAAAGTTGTTGACCCCCTACCAGCATAAACACAAACCAATTTTGGTCCTGATTTTCTATAATCCACACTTGTAAAATTCCCCCAAGTATCATTTGCAATAATTGTTGAACCTTCTATCACATCATTAACATTATCTCCAGGTGATAATGTTCCATAAAAATTAACATATGATGGCATAGGAAAAATGTTAAAATTATTTTTAGTCATTAATCCTCCAATAAAATTAAAAACTGGTGTTTCTAAATTAATGTTTTTACCATTTAATATCTTTTTTAAATCAAAAATATCAACAAAATATAAATCACCAATGTTCCTTGCACCCCTATCTAAAAAAAGAACATCCTCAAAAAGAGTATTTGTAACATAATCATTACCCGATATCCATTTGTCATTTATTGCCTTAAATGTTTCATACAAATCATATTTTGATATTTTACTATTCAATACTGTATCAAGTGTGCTTATCTCAATAATATCTTTATTATTAACAATGCTTTTAACATTTTGTAAAGTATTTGTTATTGAGTCACTAACCATATTATCCATAATATTTTGCTCATTAACCAGAATGGTTGAAAAATCACTCCTATTCATATTTGGATTAATTATCTTTTGGCTAGCATATATTTTAATGATAGGAGCTAAATTAATAATATTCTCTTCACTAAATTCAATGTTATTTGCTATAAAGAAATCTGTGATATATGATCCATCATTAGTATATGCCAAGTCATCGATGGTTGAAAACCCAACATTTAATTGTAATGCTTTCCATTCTTTTTCTTTTAAACTTCTTGACGTTATTAATCTGGAATCTGGGGGTAATGTACCAACAACATAACCTTTAAACCTAAATGGATTTGTTATATTTGATGTTCCCCCAATATGGTCAATAAATGAATTATAATAATATTTATTATACCCACTTGGATTTCCATACTTAAACAAAACATCATAATTTAAAAAATCTTTAATTATTTTGGAAAAATTATTCTTTTGAAATTCTTTAATTTCTTTAAAGTACAAATCATTATTTTTATTTGCTGTATTTGCTGGAACTTCCATTAATTCTCTAAACAATAATTGGAAATTTGAATACTTTGTCTTTTCATCTGAATAATCTAAACCAAGTAATCTAATATCAATATCTTCATTTTCATAAACAATATCATATATTGATTTTGAAAAGTTCAAGAACTCATTCTCAAACATATTCAAAGTTTTAGCATCAAAAACTGAAAGCATATCCTCAACTTTTGCATATTTTGTTTCACTATTTGATGTTATACTAAATGCATCTTCATCTTTCCTAACATTAAAATATTCATCATGCTTTGGCATTAATAAATTTTCAAAATTAAATGTTCCCAAATCCCCAGCCAATAAAACTTTTATTGCACCATTATGTATGATATTCTTAAATGTGTTTTTTCCTGTAAAATAATTTACTGTTGTATTTGAAATATCTGTTGAATCTGAATTAAATGATGGTAAAACATAATACCTACCCTTAATATCAACTTTTTGGTCTGGACAATAATTTGGATATAAAATACTATCGTAAATGTTAATAGGTACCAATGTTGTCCAGTTATTTACATTATATCCATTAAAAGTATATTGATTTGTTTTGAAAACTTTGAACCCCCTATTTATAGTAGTGTCTAATTCTGTATTTGTAAATCCAGTAAATAAATCATACCCATTTAAAAAAACATTAAAATCATTCATTGTCTTGGGATAATATCCAGTATTCTCATTCCCATTAGTACTTGTATTTATTGCAATAGTTTCACTTGTTGAATTTAAATTAAATGTATATGATTTTGGTGTTGTATTACCATAAAAATTATTTACATAATCAAAATCCTTCCAAACATCTGTCAAAATATCAACCCCATCATTCACATATTTTTTATAACGATGCCAAATAGCACCATACTTTAATATCCAAGCAAATGGTAATTTATGTATTGCAGCGTATTTTGTAAAACTAGAAAATAAAAACCCACTTTTTTCTTGCGTTGTTTTATTAATTAAAAAATCTGTTAAATTTGATAATGGTAATGACATTAAAAACAAATATGCCGCCTCAGCATATGGTGTTTTATTGTTTGCTCTCCATTTACTTATCCCCAATTGAACTGAATTGATGAAGATGGGGGAATTTAATATTGAACTAGATTTTTCAAAAGAATATTGGTCTTGATATATATTACCATATGTTAATGTTGTATCCCCAATTTCTGGGAAATACTTGAAAGGTCTATTATTAATAATATCATTAATATCACGAAAATTTGTTATTAAATTTCTATCTGAATTAAAAAATAATGTCCTACTTGTATTATATTTATTTGATATTCCATTAGAATTTAAATTAATTAATCCCCAAATTGAATTGTTAAATGGATATATATACTTAATGTCATTAGATGGTTGAATAGTTTTAACTGCTGATGACATTTGTTTAATTTCAGTAGGTGTTAAGTTGTTAATGAAATTACTAGATAATGCATTATAGGTATCAATATTATATATCCTTGATGGATTATTAAATACACTATTCAAATATATTGTATTTATAAATCCATCTTTATATTTTTGATATCTTTCACTGACACCATTATTTGATATATCAAATAATGTTTGCTCATAGTTAAACCCATTTAAATTATTTTGTGAATTTAAAATATTTTTTATTTTGTTAAAAAACATTATTGAATTTGTGGATAAACCTAATTCAATATTTTTTGATTCATTTTTTGAAATTATATTTGTTATGGTTTGTTTCCCCAAAGCATTCTTATATAATAATGAATACCCCGTATTAAATGATGCAGTATAATGCCTATCCCATAATTCATAAAAAAATTGAACTTGTGATGAATTAAAATAAGGCAAATCAATAAATGGATATTCAAAAGAATTATGTGCAAATCTTGATACCCCCTCATAATTATCACCAAAAACATCTCCAAATGCTGGCTTGTCCAATCTTTTTGTATATCCTTTTAGATATTCTTCAACAAATTCAACTTCTGGCCATTTGTTTAATAAGAATGCTTTAGTTTTTGATATTATTTGATTATCCCCAGGATAAATTAATTCATATTTATTCTTCTTTTCCTCTGATGGTTTTATATAAACTTGTGGCCAAGGAAATACTATTTCTTCTTGATTTGTATTATCATCAATTCTTTCATCCCCAAATACTGATGATATTCTATCTTCATCCAAGCGAACATTCCAAGCATTGTTATGAACATCATCAAGCAGTCTTAAAAACCCCTCTGTTGATGCCATAATAACAGCCACAACATTCTTAATTGTTGGGGCAAATCCAATACCAGTTTGATTATTTGCTATCTGTAATGCCAATTTTTCTGATAAATCTCTTTCAATTCTATTTATTTCTTTGATGAAAATAGATTCCATTTTATTTATCTCATCTATGAAAATATTAAAATAATATATTGGTGGAGTATATTTAATATCTGCTATTTTATATTCAAAATACACATCAAATAACTTATCAATATATTCTTGGGTATTTAGGGGGACTGTTAATATATTACCAGTTCTTGATGAATATGTTGATTGCCAATCAATATCAGTATCATTTGATATTAGAAAATCATAAGTTATATTATTTTTTATTTTAAAAACTCCATTATCCCCAAATGATTTATTATCCTTTAATAAATCTGTATATTTTTTAATAATAGCTTTTAACTCATCATCAACTTCTTTTATTTTACCTTCAGCCGCTTTGTCTAATATTTCTTTTTTTAATGTGTATCCTAATTTACCACTATTAAAAACAACAGGTCTTACATTTATATATTTGGTAAACCAGCATTTTACATCCCCCCTAACTTTCTTATAATAATCATTTAATGTTTTCTGATACTTTTTACCATCTGTCAATACCTCAACAGAAACTTTATTTGCATTATTTAATATATTTTGTTGAAATAATTCCAATTTATTAATTAATTCAGCAACCGTTAACTCTGGAAAATCAGCATCAATTAATCCTTTAGATTTATAATCTTTATATACTTCAAGTATTTTCTGATAACCTAATTCTGTATTAATCTCCAAAACTTTGTTAGTTGTTGAATTGCTTGCTTGCGAAATTGACCCAACTTGGGTATTTGCTTGATTGGATAAATAAGAACTTGTTAAGTCTTTAGCCTCAACCTGATATTTTTTACTATACATATGGGGTGCAGCCAATAAGTGACCCATATTAATTTCACTTAATACATTGTACTTAAAACCAATAAATTCCAAACTAATTGAATAATCCCCACTTGTATTATTAAATCTTGAATTAAACTTAACCAAACATAATTCATATCTAACTGCTTTTCCATAATATCCCTTAATTGTCAAATAAAATGGGGGGTAAGGTAAATTGAAAAATGCAGCATATGGTGATTGATCCCCCAAACTAAATAATGCTCTACCTTGAACATCCTCCATCTCAATACTAACAGTGGGAATAAAAGATGAATTTGTTTTTATACTTATTTTCTTAATTCCAAATAATGCGTTATTTTCAACATTAATTGCAGTATCTTTAAAGAATGTTTCACCCCCTTGGTTTACCTCAAAAACTTGTTTCTGGTTTACACCCCTCTTTTCAAGAGTGTCCTTACCAGTAAACTCATTATAATAATTTGAAGTTAAATATTCAGAATTGGTTGGATTTAAAAAATTAATACTTCCTAATCTAACCGTTGATATACGATTATTTGCTGCCCCATTAACAAGTAATTTTGTTCTTGGTATTAACTTTGTTTCAAGATTTGCATACATAACAAAGTCTTCTGGGATAACACCCCTATCAACAACCTCTTGATTAAGATTAACAACCTTGTTTGGATCAATATATATAACATTTTGGTAGTCATATATCACATGAATATCTCCTTGATTACCTACCATAATAAAAATAATAATTTTCTACTGCATTTTTATAATCTAACAAGGAACTTTCCAAAGGAAATGGTATTTTTAACATTGCCCCATCAAAAATGTCATTTTCCAATCCACCAAAAGATGGATTAGCCAAAAGAATTAACCAGCCAAAAAAAGGAGTTCCATAATATTGTTGTGATATCTTATCAAGTCTTGTCCTATTTTTCTTATAAAAGAAAACAATATCTGAACTCTTACTTGGTAAAGTAACAAACGGAACAGTTTTTTGAACCCCATTCACTAAAAACGGTGAATAACGATTATAATATTTTAAATTCATTAATATAAATTATTTTTAATATATATTATGCCATCTTTAATAGTTGACCACTTATTGACATTACTATCATAGTTAGAATCACTTTTAATATATAATAATGCAGTTTTTAAATCATCTGGTATCAAACCAAGTTTAATGTAATTTATACAATAATCTCCACTAACTTGGGGTAATTTAGTAGTTTTACTCTTATATCCACTACCCACATATTTTCTTAAATTTGAACCACTATTAATTTTATTTTTATTTTGTATATCATCATTATATATTTTGTAAAATTTCTGTTCTTTTTCCCAATATTCATAAAATTCATTTTGGGTTTTCCTAAGTGGTTCTTGATAAACATCTGGCTTATACAATGTTTTAAACATAAATTCCCTAAAATTAGTTAATTCCTCATTTTTTTCAAAACCATGATATAAAAATGAATATACCAAACTTCTTTGTTCTGAATATTTTGAAGTAAAAAATATTTGGTCTAATCCAATTGAATTGGATGAATAATCAAAAGTTTCAATTAATCCACTATAAAAGTCATTTAATACATCACCTACACTATTAATAAAAGTTGATATAGTAGTTGTATTTCCTGTTAATTTATAAACATCAAGCGTATTATCATCTAATACTTGGAAGTCATACCCAGTTGCACCATTTAATGTGGATAATATCAAACCTGCATTATTCAAATAGGTCAAATAAGTTGCTTGAATTATTCTTGCCTGATTTATAAAATTATCTATATTAGTTATTAATGTTTCTTTTTTATCAAATATATATGATTCATAACGATTTTTTAATAAAGTTAAATTTGTTTTATCTAAATTATTATTCTTAATTGCATTAATAAAATCATCATCATTTTTCCTAATATTATCAACTATATTATCATAATAATTCTCAATTTTTTTAATTATAGATGGGTTGGGTACTCCAAGCAAATTAATAAAATTATTTTGTGTTATCTCCCCACGTATAAAATACATATCAGATGTCATATATTGTAAAACATCAAAATTACTGTCTTTTTCAAAAATTAACATCAAAGAAGAAATACTATCAATATATTTATTTGTTTCTTCTTTAAATTTAGTTAGGAAATTTTTATAATCTAAACAATTACCATTAGTATTTAACTCACCTATTAATGAATAATGAGTGTTTTTAATATCACTAGTAGGGTCAATTATAACCTTTTCTTTCTCTAAATAAAAATCATACAATTCTTTATCCATATCAACTAAACTAAAATCAGTAGTTTCAGCATTAGGTTCATAAACTTCTGTATTAGCATAATAATTATATGATAGAGCATTTTGTAATTGGTCAATAGCGTTGCTCAAGCCATGCCCACCAACAAATTTAAATGATAATTGCACCTTTGCAATCATAGGTTGCAACCCTATACCCTCTGGATTAATATCCAAATTTTCATAAGATAAACTTAATGTATCTGGTATTATTTTTGTATGATAAAAATCACCAACTCTTAATATTAAAACAGGTGGAATACCAAAACTTGTATTTTTTGAATCCTTAAATGATAAACCCCCACTCTTATCAATTGTTGGTATTGTATCCCCAGGTCTAACACATTGTTGCAAAAATGTTAAACGACTATTCAAACCTTCTGGTGTTGTTGAATGAAATGCTGGATTAAAATATTTAAATTTGCTTTTTAAATTATCATATATAAATGGATCAGTTTCTTTTATAACATCAAAATAATCACATTCTGTTAATAAATTTTGTAATATTTTTTTTGAAACATCTTTACCTTGTATTTTTTTTGATGTCTCCTCTTGCTTAATGTCTGTTGTTATTTTTTTTATTTTAACATCACTTGTTGTTGTTATAGTTGTTGGCGTAATAGGTGCTGGGTTTGGCGTTGGTGGGGTTGTATTTTTTTCTGCCACTATCTTGGCTATAGCAACTCTTCTACAAGCCATAGCTGGTACACTCTTTATAGGGTCATCAGAAAAATTAGTACAATTTACTTGACTTTGTGTAGTAGTTGGTTTACTTGATTTTGGTGTAACTGATGCTACTTCACCAAGAGGTGATAGATCATATGTAATATTTTTTTCTGTAATTATTGTTTCTAAATATTTTTTGACAACAGCATTACGTTTTTCACTTAAACTTTTATTGTATGTAGTAGTACCTGGTTTTGATGCTGAACTTGCTAAAGTAATTGTTATTTTACCCTGTGGATTATTTTTGTTGAACTCTTTAATATCATTTGCTAAATTTTTTATTTCATTGAAATTATCAATAACAATGTTGTCCATAAAGTTTTTTAAATCCCCATTATTATATGTAGGATTAGCGGTATATGAATTATATAAAGCATTATAATCCCCTTCTGCTAATTTTGGTATATCATTATCAAAGTAAAGTCCAATATTTACATATTTCTCAAAAGTTGTATCTGCTTTAACTTCTGGTGTTGGTTCATCTTTTGGTATTACTGGGTCAAGATTTGTTGTAACAGTTCTTTGGATATAAGCATAATCTTCTTTTATTACTTTATTTTCTCTTATAATTGTTTGGAGTTCTTGCAATTCATCAAGTTTAATTGTTGAATATATTTTTGCCAAATCATAAATGTCATATATTAAACACCCCGCAATAAATGAATTTATAATATTATTTATATTTTCTGATGAAGTGTCATTTTTCAAAATTTGATTTGTGATAACATTCAAAACTGATGGGTGATCCACAATAATA